GGGGGGTCGCTAAACCTACACCCCCTCCTCACATCGCCGGCCTCCCTGAAAATTCTCCGGAGGGATTTTTCAGAAAAGCATTTATATTTGAGGTAATGATGATACCAGTACGCTTAAGGCCGAGGAAGTTACGAATTGATTGAGAATTAGATTGCTACTTTCCTGGGTAGTGTTTAGACGAGTCCATAAGGTTGAATATTGGTCATACTTTGCGCTCCTTTCAGTGAATCGTTATTGACCTTATGGGCTCCTTTAAGCACTACCCAAAACTGTAACTAAAGTCATTAATAACTGTATGAAAGGAGGCAGGATTATTGGCTAAAGTTAAATCAAAACCAAAGTATTCTAAAGAAAACCAACCCAAAATAAGGCCAGCTCTTACCCCAGAAGCAAGAGAGAATCAGCTTATTTCTTTAGCAGTCGACTTAGTGGAACAGAGATTGCTTGATGGTACTGCCTCTTCTCAGGAAACTACTCATTTTCTCAAACTCGGTTCTATGAAGAATCGTCTTGAGATGGAAAAACTCCAAGAAGAGAACAAGTTACTCCAGGCAAAGACTGAAGCGCTTCAATCCGCTAAACGAGTTGAAGAACTGTATTCCGAAGCTATCTCTGCCATGCGTCGATATAGCGGTAATGGTGATCCTGATGAGTATTAGACGATATTCCGAGCTAATTACCATTCCTACATACGAGGAACGATTTAAGTATCTTCAACTTAAAGGTGCTGTTGGCGCTGATACCTTTGGCTATGATCGATATTTGAATCAGATTCTGTATAACTCTCCGGAGTGGAAGCGATTCAGAAATGACATCATCATTCGAGATAATGGCTGTGATCTTGCTTGTGAAGGATATGAGATTAAAGGTTGGAAAGATCAAGAAGGTAAGATTCATAGAGCTAGAATAATCATTCATCATATGAATCCTATCACAGTCGACGACATTCTTAATCATAATCCAATGGTGTTTGATCCTGAGAATGTTATAACTACAGTTCTCAATACTCACAACGCCATTCATTACGGTGACGAGAAGTTATTAGTTACTGGACCAGTCACAAGGTCTCCTAACGATACGTGTCTCTGGCGAAAATAATCAAAAGGAGAATAATTGTGGAAAGTATTCTGACATCAATTAAAAAGTTACTCGGAATCGCCGAAGAAGATACCAACTTTGATCAGGATCTTATTATGCATATCAACTCGGTATTCATGATCCTAACTCAACTTGGTGTTGGTCCTTCCAAGGGATTCTCCATCAAAGATGAGAATGACGTCTGGTCCGATTTTATCCCAGAACAGTCTTCTCTCGAGGCAGTCAAATCTTATGTCTACATGAAAGTTAGACTTATGTTTGATCCTCCTTTAAGTTCCGCAGTCGCAGACGCCATTAATAGAAACATCTCCGAACTTGAGTGGCGACTTAATGTTGGTGCTGAGAATGGAGGTGAGTAATATGACAGAATGGATGGTTGCTGGGATCGTTGTAACAATTATTGGCGGTGGTTGGGCAGTTATTAAAGCTATTTCCGGTATTGTTCAACCATTGACAGAACAAATCACAAGACTCAATGATAGCATGAAATCGATCACTAATGATATGAACGAACTTACTGAACGAAACAGTAAAACTCATACCCGATTGTTTCAAGCTATCGAAGAGCATGGTAAAATGCTAAGCGAACATGAAATTCGAATTGTAAAACTGGAAGAACATGAAAAGAAATGAGTGAAAGGAGGGATAGTATGAAGTCTTATAATCACTCTGAAGAACTCTATCATCATGGTATCAAAGGCATGAAATGGGGTGTCCGGCGCTATCAGAATTCCGACGGTTCGCTTACTGCGGCTGGTCAGAAACGATATGCGAGAGATGCTCGAGAAAAAGAATTTAATAAGTATGATTCGTCCACTAAGACATATTACAAAACGTCTAAGAAAAATGGGCGAAGTGATTTGGAAGCAGATCCTAAACGTTATGCTAAAGAGGATCTATCTCGAACCAAAAAACTTGCTGACGAGTCAGCCAATCTTACAAGAAATCTAAAAACTGCTAATGATCAGGCTATCAAAAGTAAACCCAAGACTCGAATGGACCTTAGCAAGATGACTGACCAGGAGATGCGGGAAAAGATTAATCGAGAATTACTTGAACGACAGTATAACGATGTCTTTAATCCCCCGACAGTTTCTAAGGGTCGGGAGTATGCAAGCAAAGTTCTCGATACTACTGGTACTGTTTTGGCTATTACTAGTTCCGCATTGGGAATCGCCCTGGCTATTAAAGATCTTAAGGGGTGATCGTCAAAATGGAATTGTATCACCACGGAATCAAGGGACAGAAGTGGGGCATTCGCCGGTATCAATATGCTGACGGTACTTATACTCCTGCTGGTAGGAAGCGATACGGTGTTAGTCAAAGTTCAAGTAATGCTCAACGTGTTGCAACCATGATGGGTATGAGAGTAAAAGATGTGGTTAACACAGCGAGAACTCAAGTTACCGGAAGACAGTATGTTGATACATATCTGAAACGAGGTACAACATTTGCAAGAATTCAAACTTCTAAAGAGTTTGAAAATTTTGCATTCTACGCCACTTATAAGAAGGCTGACTCTGATAAGTATATGGGTCTGTTTGGGAAGAATCTGACTAGTCGTGCAAACAGTGATGCTAAGCGAGCAGAGAAAACAGCCAATGCTTCCGGTAGTGAAGCTGATGCCGCCACAGCTAAGCAACTTCGAGATAAAGCTAACAACATGAAAGTTTATCAGCTGAAGCTAGAGACTACTAAGAAACTGAAAGTTCCGTCAGATGAGAATGCTAGTGACATCACTGCTAATCTACTGAAAGACTCTGAGTTTAAGAAGAATGTTGTTGCTTCAATTGAGGACTCGAAGGAAAAGATGCGTCGTCCTACTCAACAGGTCTTGTTTAAGCAAGCTCAAAATGCTTTGAATAAAGATCCGAGTAAGATGACAACTTCAGAGAAGGTTGCAGTCTATAAAGCTTTGAATCTGTCTTTGACCAACCATAATCAGCAGGAAGTTGCAGCTCAGGCTAAGTTCTATTCGGAACTAAAGAAAAAGGGTTACAATGCACTGCTTGACTATAACGACAAAGATTATTCGAGTTATCACGCTAAGCGACCAATGATCGTGTTCGATACTGACTCTGTGAAGCTTCAATCAGTGGCTGAGGCTAATCCGAAGGTCGTGGAAAAGATGTATGCGAAGTATAACGCTGAACGAATCATGAAGGAAGTCGGAGCCAATACAATTGGCTATGTCGGCAAGCTTGGTAAAAAGACTGTATCCGAATGCGAATCTTATGTGAAACGGAAAACTGACAGCTATTTGAGTTAATTTTAGGGGGGAGGGGTAGATTAATGAATTCCAATGAACTTTACCACCATGGTGTCAAAGGCATGAAGTGGGGTGTTAGGCGGTATCAGCGTGAAGATGGTACTCGTACTATTGCTGGACAGAAGCACGCTCAGACATTAACCGGCGGAGTTGCTGGTGTGATCAGAAAGAAGCAGCGCAGTAATGCTGAAAAAGACTTAGCACGAACGATCTCTAAGCAAAAGCAAGTCAATAGTGAACTGCGTGAACTTCGCGGTTATTCAAAAAACCCAAGTAAAATCGGTCGTTCAAAATTGGCTACTGCTATTCGAAATCAGCAGATTAAGTCTTTGGAACGGACCAATTCTAAGCTCGACCAGCGTAAAAAAGAGAGCACGAGCGCTTTGAAAGAGCTGAAACAGATCGATGAATATCAGGCAAAGAAAGCTGCCGACAGAGCGCAGAGGAAACTCGCTAATGCAAAGATCAAAGATCTTCAGAAGAAGTATGGGCGTCTTGAAGATCAGATGACTTATGGTAAAAACGCCGACACTAAGGCTAACGCTCGTATTCAGAAGCAGATGTCTAGTATCGACACTCAGATTAACAAGCTTAAAAAGTCTACACGATAAGGAGCTAATTCAAAATGGCATTATCAAATACTGCCGTGCCAATCTATTACGGCCAGTTTCGTGATGCCGTATTGAGAGGCGAAATTCCAGTATGTAAAGAAATCTCTATGGAGATGAACCGAATAGATGGACTCATTGCAAACCCCGGCATTTGGTACGATGACCAAGCTGTCGAGGGTTTTATTGCGTTTTGTGAGAATGAACTTACGTTGACTGACGGCGAAGACCTTAAACTTCTAGATTCATTCAAACTTTGGGCTGAGTCAATTTTCGGTTGGTATTACTTTGTAGAGAGAAGTGTATACATTCCGTCTCCGGATGGTCATGGCGGTCACTATGAAAGAAAGTCTATTAAGAAACGATTGGTTAACAAGCAGTATCTCATCGTTGCTCGTGGTGCAGCTAAATCAATGTATGGTGCATGCCTTCAGAGTTTCTTTCTGAATGTTGATACATCTACCACTAATCAAATCACGACTGCTCCGACAATGAAGCAGGCTGAAGAAGTTATGAGTCCAATTCGAACTGCAATTACTCGATCCCGTGGACCATTGTTTAAGTTCTTAACCGAAGGTTCACTTCAGAATACGACCGGATCTAAAGCCAATCGTCAGAAGCTTGTGCCTACCAAAAAGGGTATTGAGAATTTCTTAACTGGTTCGCTTCTTGAGATTCGACCAATGACAATCGATAAGATTCAGGGTTCTCGCGCAAAGATTTGGACGATTGACGAGTGGCTTTCCGGTGACGTTCGAGAGGATATTGTTGGCGCTGCTGAACAGGGTGCTTCCAAGAATGACGATTACCTTATTGTAGCTATCAGCTCAGAGGGTACCGTTCGTAATGGAAGTGGCGATACGATCAAAATGGAATTGATGGACATTCTTAAAGGAGATTACATTAATCCTCATGTATCGATCTGGTGGTACAAGTTGGATGACATTGATGAAGTCGCCGATCCCGATACATGGCTTAAAGCCAATCCAAATCTTGGTAAGACTGTTAGTTATGAAACTTATCAACTGGATGTCGATCGAGCTGAAAAAGCTCCCGCTACACGAAACGACATTTTAGCAAAACGTTTCGGTATTCCTTGTGAGGGTTACACTTACTACTTCACGTACGAAGAAACACTCCCTCATCGCAAACGAGATTATTGGAGCATGCCGTGTGCTCTTGGAGCAGACCTTTCGCAAGGTGATGACTTCTGTGCATTTACATTCATGTTCCCTTTGTCTGACGGTTCTTTTGGAATTAAGACTCGTAACTACATAACCGAACTTACGTTGATGAAGCTTCCAGGCGCCATGAGAGTTAAGTATGATCAATTCATGCGTGAAGGAAGTTTAATTGTTATGCCTGGAACTGTTCTTGATATGATGCAAGTTTACGAGGATCTGGATGATCATATTGCCAAATGTGAGTATGATGTTCGATGTTTCGGTTTCGATCCTTATAACGCTCGTGAGTTTGTAGAACGATGGGAAAGAGAGAATGGTCCTTTTGGTATTGAAAAAGTCATTCAGGGTGCCAAAACTGAGTCTGTGCCTTTGGGTGAACTGAAGAAACTTTCTGAAGAAAGAATGCTTAGGTTCGATGAGGATCTTATGACTTTCGCTATGGGTAACTGCATTACTTTGGAAGATACCAACGGTAACCGTAAACTTTTGAAAAAGCGATATGATCAGAAGATCGATGCAGTTGCAGCTATGATGGATGCTTATGTGGCATTCAAATTAAACAGAGAAGCTTTTGAATAATTTTAGGGGGGAGGGGTAGATTAATGAATTCCAATGAACTTTACCACCATGGTGTCAAAGGCATGAAATGGGGTGTTCGCAAAGATCGATCTAGCTACGCATCGACTGGACTTAGAGCTGCTATTGCTAGAAGACAGAATGAAAAAGTAGATGCGAGCTTTAAAAACTGGAAAGAAAATTCTGAGAAAAGGGCCAATGCCATTGAGCTCGGCAAGAAAATGAACCAATCCAAGATGGCATACGAAAATAACAAATCCGATAAGACATTTCGGCAGACGTATAAGCAGGACAGTAAAGCTTATAAAAAGGCTCTTAGAAGTAACACTACTTATCGCAAAGGTCAGATTAAGCAGGAAGTTGGTCAGGATGCTTCTCGGAAATACCTGAGCGAAGCTAAAAAGATAAAGAAACAGTTGGATTCCGATCCTTCTAATAAGCAGCTCCAAAAGAAGTATAATGATCTGATGAGTAAGCACGACATTGAACGAGCTAATGCTCGTAGAGCTCCAGAAGTAGCAGCGAACCGGTCTAGAAAGAAAGCTGCCATCAAGAGAGCGATGACAATGTCCGTAAAAGCTGCAGCTACAACCGCTGTTGTTACTGCTGGAACATACGCGGTAAATAAGTATTTGTCAGATCATAATGTAACTTTGAATGGCAACAATCTTCGAGTCGATTCTAACATGGTCAACACATTTAGTAATGCTGTCAAAGTTGGTAGCGAAATTTTTAAGTATATTTAACATAGGATAAGCGCAATTAATTCAAAATGGAGATGATTGAATGGGTTTTATAGACCGGCTTCAGCATGGATGGAACGCATTCATGAGCAGAGCCCCCACTGGAAGCTATTACGACATTGGGCAGAGCTATTCATATCGACCGGATCGAGTGGTTTTTACCCGAGGCAATGAACGTTCCATTATTACGTCGGTATACAACCGAATTGCTTTGGACGTTTCTGCAATCAACATCAAACATTGCCGTCTGGATAATAATGATCGATACATGTCTGTAATCGACTCTGGTTTGAATAGCTGTTTGAATCTGGAGGCTAATATCGACCAAACTGGACGAGCCTTCATCCAGGATATTGTCATGTCGATGCTGGACGAAGGTTGCGTAGCTATTGTTCCAGTCGATACGTCTATCGATCCCAAGGTGAGTAGTTCGTACGATATTTTATCGATGCGAACTGGTAAGATCTTGGATTGGTATCCGGAGCATGTGAAAGTTCGACTCTATAATGAGCGAACAGGTAATAAGGAGGAAATCATCGTCCCGAAGAAAACGGTGGCGATCATTGAGAATCCTCTTTATGCAGTGACTAATGCTCCTAACTCAACAATGCAACGTCTTATTAGGAAGCTTAGTCTACTCGACGTAACAGATGAGAAGACCGCTTCAGGTAAATTGGATTTGATCATTCAGTTGCCCTATGTTATTAAGACAGAAGCTAGACGTCAACAAGCCGAAACAAGGCGCAAAGATATCGAGATGCAGCTTGCCGGAAGTAAGTATGGTATTGCGTACACGGATGGCACTGAAAAGATCACACAGTTAAATCGTTCTGTTGAGAACAATCTTATGTCTCAGATTGAATACTTGACGAGCATGCTTTATAGCCAGTTAGGTATCACTCAGAGTATTTTGGATGGTTCTGCAGATGAGAAAACTATGCTGAACTACCATAATCGAACTATCGAACCAATTGTTTCTGCGATTGTTGACGAAATGAAACGAAAATTCTTAACTAAAACTGCTCGGTCACAACAGCAGTCTATCTTGTTCTTTAGAGATCCGTTTAAACTTGTTCCGTTGAATGACATCGCTGAAATTGGCGATAAATTTACCAGAAATGAGATTATGACGTCTAATGAAATTAGGCAAATCATTGGTATGACACCGTCTAACGATCCGAAGGCTGACCAGTTGGTTAACAGTAATCTGAATCATCCCGATGAGGAGTCTATGGTACCTGCGGTTTCGACCGAAAACTCTAACGAAGGGAGAATAAATCAAAATGGTTAAATGTGATTTTGCTGGTTGGGCCACGCGAAACGATTTGTTGTGTGGCGATGGCAGAATTATTAAGAAAGATGCGTTTAAGGATAATGATGGCGACACGGTATCGTTGGTTTGGAATCACGATCATTCTGATCCTAATGCAGTTCTGGGTCATGCTCTGCTTGAGAATCGAGACGAAGGTGTTTATGCATATTGCACCTTCAATGACACTGAGCAGGGTCGAAACGCCAAGGAACTGGTTCGTCATGGTGATGTAAGTGCTCTTTCCATTTATGCTAATAAGCTGAAACAGAATGGTAAAGAAGTTGTTCATGGTGCGATTCGGGAGCTGAGTCTCGTACTTGCTGGCGCTAATCCCGGTGCATATATCGATTTCGTCATGGCTCACAGTGACGATGGCGAAGAATCTGTAGATGGTCTGTATGCTGGATACAATGAAAACATTGTGCTCTATCATTCGGATGAGTCTAGTAATGAAACTGACAGTAAAAAGGAGGATTCCAAAGTGGCAGAAGAAACTAAGAAGCCCGAGAGTGAAAAGACCGTTAAAGATGTGTTTGATACTCTCAATGAAGAGCAGAAGACCGTTGTTTACGCACTGATTGGTCAGGCATTGGAAGATGCCGGTGTTAGTGACGATAATGATGATGACAATAAGGAGGACGACGAGATGAAACACAATGTATTTGACAATGATGATCAGGAGATGGATAATGTTCTGACTCATTCCGCCATGAATGATGTTCTGGACCTGGCTAAGACTCCCAGTGTAGGTAGCTTCAAGCAGGCCATGAAAATCTATGAGAATGAGAATGAGCTTCAGCATGACGCTTTCGATAGCGAGACCATGGACATGCTGTTGCCGGAGTATAAGCTAATCGATCCTGCCGAACCGAAGATTCTGTATCCTGATGATACTTGGGTATCCAGCGTTATTAATGGTGTGCATAAGTCTCCGTATAGCCGTGTCCGTACTCGTCGTGCTGATGCTCGTCAGGCTGAACTGCAGGCCCTGGGTTACAAGAAGGGTGACTACAAGAAGGAAGGTCAGAAGATTAAACTGCTGGGTCGTACTCACGATGCTCAGACTGTTTATGTAAAAGATAAGATCAACCGTGATGACGTTCTGGACATCACTGATTTTGACATCATCGCTTACCAGTGGAAGATCATGCGTCACACTATGGACCAGACTCTGGCCACTGCAATTCTGATTGGCGATGGTCGTGATGATCTGGACCCTGATAAGATCAAGGAAGATCACATTCGTCCTATTTGGAAGGATGATGATATGTACTGCATCCATCAGGATATCGATATCGCTTCTGCTAAGGCAGAACTTCAGGGCACCAATACTGGCGCTAATTTCGGCGAGAACTACATTTATGCTGAAGCAATCATCACTGCTGCTCTGTATTCTCGTGAAAAGTATAAGGGCTCTGGTAATCTGACTTTCTTCTGCACTCCGCATCTGCTGAATGTCATGCTGCTGGCTCGTGATCTGAATGGTCGTCGTATCTATTCTTCTAAGAATGATCTGGTCGCGGCACTGAACGTTAAGGATATTCAGACCATCGAACAGTTTGAGGGTCTGACTCGTACCACTACTGATAGCAAGACTAAGAAGCTGCTGGGTCTGTTCGTTAATCTGGCTGACTATCAGCTGGGCTGTGTCAAGGGCGGCGAGATTACCAAGTTCGAAGACTTCGATATCGATTTCAACCAGCACAAACTGCTGCTGGAGACTCGTGCTTCTGGTGCCCTGGTTGAGTGGTATTCCGCTATTGCTCTGGAAGAAGACGTTACTGAATAAGGAGGAAATTAATTATGGCTATGATTACTATTATGGAACACGCTGACGATCAGCACGTTCGCGCTTATGTTGTCTATGGTAAGGCCGCTGACCATAAGCTGTATTACGAGAAGGATTATAAGACTCAGGTCACCCAGGCTGATGCTGAGAACGCTTTCAAGAAGAACCTGCTGCAGATCGTGGATACTACCACTACTCTGGTTCCGGTTGCCATGACTGGTACTACTGTTAAGACTGTTGCTGGTTCCAGCACTGCTGCCACTCTGACTGATTGGGCTGTTAAGGCTGATAGCTAAAACTATTAAGTTGAGGTGAGAATTCAAAATGGCAAAATACTGTGGAAAAATTGGATTCGCGGTTACCGAGGAAACCAAACCCGGTGTATGGACCGAGCAAATGGTGGAACGACGGTATTACGGTGATCTAACGAGAAATACTCGGCGACTTCAATCGTCTGGTAATCTCAACGATAACGTAACCATCTCTAATCAGATTTCTATCGTGGCTGATCCTTTTGCCAATGAGAATTTTCATGCGATGCGTTACGCTGAGTTTATGGGTACTAAATGGAAGATCGCTAGTGTCGAAGTTCAGTACCCTAGACTGATACTGGAATTGGGGGATGTGTTCAATGCATGACCGCTTAGGTTTACACGAGGAATTATGTAAAATCCTCGGATCAAGGAACGTATATTTTCAACCCCCAGTATCAGTATCAATGAAGTATCCGGCGATTGTGTATGAACGTGATAACATTCGTAATGAACATGCGAATGATAGCGTTTACATGCAACCTCTGGTATATTCTTTAACGGTTATCGATTCAGATCCCGATAGTGAGATTGTCGAGAAGATTTCTAAACTTCCCAAATGCAGTTTCTCTCGGCATTTCACATCGGATAATCTTAATCATGATGTCTTTACTATATATTATTAACAAAAGGAGGAATAATAAATGCCTAACACTTCTAAAGCTCTTGTTTGGGATGCTGCCGGTGAGCGTCTGTATGAGACTGGCGTAAAGAAAGGTGTTCTTTATGTTCAGGGCGATGACGGCAAGTATCCGAAAGGCGTTGCCTGGAACGGTCTGACTGGTGTTACGGAATCTCCGTCTGGTGCAGAAGCAAACGCTATCTATGCCGACGATATGAAGTATCTGAACCTGTATTCTGCAGAGGAGTTCGGTGCAACCATCGAGGCTTACACCTATCCTGATGAATTTGCAGAATGTGATGGCTCTGCTGAACTGACGAAGGGTGTTAATATCGGTCAGCAGAAGCGTAAAGCATTTGGTATGTGCTATCGTACTGTGCTGGGTAACGACATTACTGGTGAAGATTACGGTTATAAGCTGCATATCATTTATGGCGCTATGGCATCTCCGTCTGAGAAGGCTTATGCAACTATCAACGATAGCCCCGAGGCTATCACTTTCTCTTGGGAGATTACTACTACCCCTGTCAACGTCGCTGGTCTGAAGCCGACCGCTTCTTTGGTGATCGATTCCACTAAAGCAGATCCTACTAAACTGACTGCTCTGGAAACTATTCTGTATGGTAGTGAGAGTGCTGATCCTCGTCTGCCGCTGCCTGATGAAATCAAGACTCTGATGACTGCTGGCTGATCAAATTATTTACATGCGTGAAATTCGTAGCATTGACCGTTATAGCCGGTTTTATTTGAAAGGAGATTTATTATGCTGAAAAAATCTATTACTTATTACGATTACAATGGTGTTGAGCGTACTGAGGATTTCCGTTTTAATCTGTCCAAGGCAGAACTGATGGAAATGGAGATGAGTACTAATGGCGGTCTGACTGAAATGATCGATAAGATTGTTGCTGCTCAAGACATTCCGGCAATTATTAAAGTCTTCAAGGATCTTATCCTGAAGGCTTATGGTGAGAAGAGCCCGGATGGTAAGCGATTCATTAAGTCTGAAGAGCTCTCCACTGCGTTTGCTCAGACTGAAGCCTACTCTCAGTTGTTTATGGAATTGGCTACTAATCCGGAAGAAGCCGCCAAGTTTATTAATGGCATTATTCCAACGGATGCCGACAAATAATGTGAATATAATAGAGGTGATAAGAAATGCTTCGAATAATAGTACCGGCAGTCGAAGGGTGGGATGAAGCTAAGCAAGAATTTGTTGATCTAAAACCAGCCCAAACATTGTCGCTTGAACATTCTCTTGTCTCTCTTTCAAAATGGGAATCGAAATGGTGCAAACCGTTTGTTTCTACAAAAGATAAAACTTCAGAAGAAATGATCGACTACATTAAATGTATGACATTAACACAGAATGTCAGTGACGATGTTTATAATCGATTATCTACTGAAAACATTAGACAAATAAATGAATACATAAATGCTCCGATGACTGCTACCTGGTTTAATGAACGAAAAAATGGATCACAACGTAGTGAGCAGATTACATCGGAGCTTATTTATTATTGGATGATTGCTTTGAACATTCCTTTTGAGTGTCAAAAGTGGCATCTAAATCGTCTTCTCACTTTGGTGCGGATTTGTAATATAAAGAATCAGCCATCTAAAAAGATGAGTAGAAATGAGATATTGAGTCAAAATGCAGCGTTAAATGCTGCTCGAAAAAAGCAACTTAATTCAAGAGGGTGATAGTTTATGAGTAACAGTCCTTTGGTTGTTTATACAAAAATCAGTCCTAACCGAAATAGTCCTCGTAATCGGCCGATTCGTAAGATCACCATTCATCACATGGCCGGTAATCTGAGTATTGAGCGATGTGGTGAAGTATTTGCACCGGTTAGTCGCCAAGCTTCTAGTAATTATGGTATTGGTACTGACGGCCGAATCGGAATGTATGTTGAAGAGAAGGACCGTGCTTGGACAAGTTCTAGTCCGGAGAACGATCATCAGGCTATCACGATCGAAGTGGCTAATGATGAGATTGGTGGGCAGTGGCATGTTTCTGACAAAGCTATGGTCTCTCTGATTAACTTGTGTGCCGACATTTGTAAACGCAATGGTATCAAGAAGCTGAACTATACCGGCGACAAATCTGGTAACTTGACGATGCATTGTTGGTTTGCAAATACTCTTTGTCCAGGTCCGTATTTGAAGAGTAAATTCCCTTATATCGCCGAAGAAGTGAACAAGCGTCTTGGTCAGAGTTCTACAAATCAAACCGGAACTCAAGCTGCTGATTTGGGAAGCCTGTCTGAAGAGGCGATCATATCTAAAATCGGCCCGTTGTTTACTGCCGATCAGAAGAAGACTGGCGTTCTGGCATCTGTATCTATGGCTCAGTTTATTCTTGAATCCGCTTATGGCAAAAGCGAGCTTGCTAAGAATGCTAACAACTGTTTTGGCATGAAGACTCGGTTGTCCGGTAATACTTGGTCGGGTTCTACTTGGGACGGAAGTGTTTATATCAAAGAAACTAAAGAGTTTACGAATGGCACATATACGACCATCACTGCAAATTTTCGTAAGTATTCGTCCATTGAAGATTCTATTGCCGACCACTCTGCATATTTGCTTGGCGCTATGAACGGTTCCAAGAAGCGTTATGAAGGTTTGAAAGGTGAACCTAATTATAAGAAAGCTGCTCAGCTGATTAAGGATGGCGGTTATGCAACATCACCTACTTATGTCGAGAACCTTTGCAAAGTGATCGAAAAATGGAATCTTACCAAATACGAATGTAAACAGACAGAAAGTGAGTCTAGTGATATGGCATTTCCTAATGTCCCGTTTGCGGTAACGGTACTTGTAAACGATTTGAACTATCGTTCGGAGCCTTCTATGAAGGGGGCTGTTAAGGGTCAGACTGGTAAAGGCATCTTCACGATTGTCAAAGTTTCCGATGGTTGGGGTAAACTCAAATCTGGTGTTGGTTGGATTTGGCTTGGAAACAGTGACTATTGCACTTTTGAAAAGCCTGCCGCTCCTAAATCTATTTGGGACACTAATGGACCATGGCGAATTGAAGGCGCTACTGGTACTGATAAAACTGCGTTGAAAGAAGTATGTGAGAAATACGGTCTTAAGGTGACGTCTATCTAACGGAGGGTCAAATGATCACATTCAGACAAAAGGGTGACTTTTCTAAGTTAACTCGATACTTGGAAAGAGTAAAGGGGGCCGTTAAATTAAGTCAACTTGACAAATACGGCCAACAAGGGGTAGCTGCCCTTTCGTCTGCGACACCAGTTGATTCAGGATTGACGGCTACTTCTTGGTACTATAAGGTCGAACATCAAAATGGTTCGACTTCGATTAATTTCTATAATTCGAATACGAACAAAGGAGTCAACATCGCCATCATTTTACAGTATGGTCATGGAACTCGCAATGGTGGCTGGGTTCAGGGTCGAGATTACATCAATCCCGCAATCCAGCCTATTTTTGACAAGATCGCGAATGATGCATGGGAGGAGGTTACTAAAGTATGAGTCGAACAATTGACGAAAAAATTGTATCGATGCAATTCGACAATAAACAGTTTGAAAGCAACGTTAAGACGAGTCTGTCCACTTTGGATAAACTTAAGCAAAGTTTGAAATTGGACGGAGCTTCTAAAGGTCTTGAGAATGTTAGCTCTGCAGCTAAAAGTTTCGATATGTCTCCTATGGGTAATGGCATCGAAATGGTCCAGGCTAAATTTTCAGCTTTGGAGGTTATGGCTGTAACCGCCCTTGCAAATATTACTAATTCCGTGGTCAATGTCGGTAAAAAGTTGGTTTCTGCTATAACAATTGAACCAATCAAAAGCGGTTTCCAAGAATATGAGACACAGATGAATGCCGTTCAGACCATTTTAGCTAATACGCAAAAAGAAGGTACGAACGTTAAAATTGTAAATGCGGCACTCGATGATTTGAATCATTATGCTGATAAGACGATCTATAACTTTACTGAGATGACTCGTAACATCGGCACCTTTACTGCTGCTGGCGTTAAGTTGGATACATCAGTATCGGCAATTAAGGGTATTGCTAACCTCGCAGCTGTATCGGGATCTAGTTCTCAGCAGGCGTCTACGGCTATGTATCAGCTATCACAGGCAATTGCTTCCGGTACTGTAAAACTTATGGACTGGAACTCGGTTGTTAATGCCGGTATGGGTGGTCAGGTGTTTCAGGATGCTCTTATTAGAACATCTGAACATCTGAAGACTGGTGCAAATGCTGCGATTAAGGCGAAAGGCTCTTTCCGAGAGTCTTTGCAAGAAGGATGGCTTACAACTGAAGTTCTTACTCAAACTTTGGACCAATTTGCAACCGCTGCAGATACTCAAGAAGAGTATGAAGCTGCTGTTAAGAAGTTTGTTGACCAAGGGTATACTCAAGAAGAAGCAAAGCAGATGGCTGATATGGCTAGAACGGCTGGCGATGCTGCTACTAAAGTTAAAACCTTCTCTCAGCTTATTGATACCTTGAAGGAAGCTCTTGGTTCTGGTTGGACTGAGAGTTGGCGACTCATAATTGGTGACTTTGAGGAAGCAAAAGAATTATGGACACAAGCTTCTGATTATTTTAGCGAAGCAATCAATAAATCTTCGGATGCTCGTAACGAATTGATAAAAGCTTGGGCTGATGGTGGCGGACGTGAAATGGGCATCGAGGCCATCAAAAATGCATTCGATGCTCTTCTTAGAATAGTCAAACCAATCAAAGAGGCTCTTAGCGAGGTATTTCCTCGAGTAACATCTGATCAACTGCTCAAAATCACTAAAAGTATTAAAGACTTCACAGAAAAATTGAAGATAAGCGACGAGACCGCAGATAAACTTAAGAGAACATTCAAGGGCGTCGAGGCCATCAAAAATGCATTCGATGCTCTTCTTAGAATAGTCAAACCAATCAAAGAGGCTCTTAGCGAGGTATTTCCTCGAGTAACATCTGATCAACTGCTCAAAATCACTAAAAGTATTAAAGACTTCACAGAAAAATTGAAGATAAGCGACGAGACCGCAGATAAACTTAAGAGAACATTCAAGGGCGTCTTTTCTGTCTTTGATATTTTCAAAAAAGTGCTAGGGACTGTCGGAAAAGCTATTGTAAGTCTCCTCGGTTCGGATGGTGTATCTAGTCTCGGCAGTTTCCTTCTCGATATTACGGCAAGTATTGGCGACTTCTTGACCTCGCTTAATGAGGGTTTTAGTACGGATGGCATTTCTGGAATCATTTCGAAAGCTGTTTCCGGGATATCTAATGCTCTAAAGGGAGCAGTCAGCGGTCTTGGCAGTTTTGGGGACATGCTCTCATCAGTAGGAAGCACTATCACTACTGTTGTCGGTAAAATCTGGGAAGCTCTTAAAGGCTTTTTTGGATGGCTTACCGAAAATATGTCTTTCAAAGGAATTTTGAGTGCTATTGCCGGAATATTCGGAGTTTTAACTGGTAAAAAACTGTATAACGCCGCATCCGGTGTTCAAGAGTTCATTCAGAAAATATTTGATAAGAGTGGATTCAAGCAGATGGGTATCAAAGAGAAAATCAGTGATTTGCTTAATTCGGTACACGATTCTCTTCAATCGTTCACTAGTGGAATTAAGGTGTCGTCGCTTCTTGCAATTGCAGCTGCCATCGGAATTCTTGCTGCATCCATGAATACTATAGCTAAACTTAAATTCCCAGACGTATTAAAGTCTTTGACCGCTATCGGCGTTATGTTCAAAATGCTTAGTGTTACACTTGACTCCGTAACCAAATCGTTGTCTAAAAATGGCTCTAAAGGTTTGATCAAAGCCGGTGTATCGCTTTTACTTATAGCAGAAGCTATCAATATTTTGGCTAAAGCTATGACTAAAATGGCTGGATTGTCTCTTAAAGAGATTGGTAAAGGTCTTATAGGCATTGGTGGAGGTCTGGCTGAACTTTGTGCTGGTCTTAAAGTTCTAGACGGTACAAAAGTTTCGCTTCGCACGAGTGTGGCTATGCTTGCGTTGGCTGAAAGCTGTAAGATTCTTGCAGATGCACTTGAAAAGTTTGGCAAAATGAAATGGGACGAGATCAAGCATGGTCTTGTTGGCATGGGTGGAGCTCTTGCTGAACTCGTTATCTCTCTTGGAGTGTTGAATAAATTTGGTGGTGGCGGTTCTCTTCTTGGAAGCGTCAGTATATTAATCGTGGTTCAATCTCTAAAGAAAATGGCTGACGGTCTTAAGAGCTTTGGCGACATGAAATGGGATGAGATCAAACGTGGTCTTGCCGGCATGGGCGGAGCTCTTGCTGAATTGAGTGTAGCTGTTGGAGCTCTTGGCAAATTTTCTGGATTCTCTGGTGTTCTTGGATCGGTATCGATTCTTCTTGTTGTACAGTCTCTACAGAAAATGGCAGATGCATTCAAAGATTTCGGTAGTATGTCCTGGGATGAGATCAAGCATGGTCTTGTTGGCATGGGAGGAGCTCTTGCTGAAGTTGGTGGAATGTCTGGAGCTTTGGGTAAAATTGCTGGCTTCTCTGGTTTACTTGGAGCTGGGGCAATCCTTATGACCGTACAGGGTCTGGGTGATCTGGCAGATGCATTCAAAGATTTCGGTAGCATGTCTTGGGACGAGATCAAACGTGGTCTTGTTGGTATGGGCGGAGCGTTAACCGAAGTCGGTGTCATTAGTGGCGCGCTTGGATATTTGACTAATTTTGCTGGATTACTTGGTAGTGGCTCACTGCTCTTGGCAATTCAGGGCTTAGGCGATTTAGCCGATGCTTTTAAGAAATTTGGAGAAATGTCTTGGGATGAGATCAAACAGGGTCTGGCTGGAATGGCCGGAGCTCTTGGTGAGACTGCTCTCGGCGGTTTGTTAAATACCTTCTCTGGTTTCGGTGCTGCAGTTATAGGTGAAATGGCTCAACCTTTGGGTGATTTAGCTGATGCAGTCAAGAAATGGAGTGGAGTAACTGTTCCTGAAGGTCTGAGTCTTCAGCTTGGGTCTCTTGCTAGTGGCGTTAACACTTTTATGTTTTCTGGCACGGGTGCTGATGCCATTGCTACTGCAGCTCCTGGCGTCGGTGCTATGGCCGATGCTGTTAAAAAATGGAGTGGTGTAACAATACCCGAGGGGATAGGGTCTAGTTTAGGATCGCTTGCTAATGGTGTCAACACTTTTACATTCAGTGGTCTAGGTGCAAGTGCTATTGCTACGGTAGCTCCTGGAATTGGAACTTTAGCTGATTCTGTTAAAAAATGGAGTGGTGTGACAGTTCCTGAGGGCATTGGCACAAAACTTATGGCTCTTGCTAATGGCATCAATTCTTTCACATTCAGTGGAATGGGCGCTGGTGCAATCGCTACAGCAGCTCCGGCTATTGGAACGATGGCTGATTCCATTAAAAAGTGGTCGAACGTTACCATACCAGAGAATATTGGTACTCAACTTAGCGATCTAGCTAATGGTGTTAAAGCGTTTAGCTTTGCATTTATGGGCGGATTGAGTATAGCTACACTCGTCGAGCCTCTTGGTAATTTGGCTGGTTCCGTTAAGAAATGGAACGGAGTGAAGATTCCCGATACTCTTGGCGATCAACTTGATAAACTCGCCAGTGGTGTAAAAGCGTTTACGTTCGCTTTCATAGGTGCATGGACGATTGACACACTCGTCGAGCCTCTTGGTAATTTGGCTGGGGCCGTTAAGAAGTGGAATGGCGTTAGTATTCCAGAGGGTCTCGGCGATCAGTTATCGACACTTGCTACTGGAGTAAAATCGTTCGCCAATGTTGGTGATATATCTGGTGCAACTTCCGGTATGAAGACCATTGCTTCCTCGGTAAACACCCTTTCGAGTATTAATTTTGGGACCATATCTGATGGCTTTACGAGTTTAATCACATCCATAACCAATCTGAGTGCGGCTGGCCCTATCATTAGTTCGGCAGCTCAACAGATATCGTCGTCGATTTCCAGTTTGATGACCGGTCTTGTTGTGAGTATCGCTTCTAGTGGTCCGATGATTAGTATGGCATTTTCTAGTGTAATAACTAATGCTTTAAATTCTGTAGTTAGTAATCAGCAATCTTTTTATTTTGCTGGCACGAATGCCATACAGAGTTTCGCTAGTGGTATTACTGCTGGTGGTGGTTCGGTTATGGTGTCTGTATCGGCGTTTGTTAGTATGATTGCGACTAGCATTTCTGGTTGTCAGGGTCTATTTCAAAATGCTGGTATTATGCTTATGACTCAATTTTATGCTGGTATAAATATAGGCATGAATAATGTTCGGGTGACAGTATCGTCTGCTATTACTAGAATCGTATCTTATCTTAATAACAATCAGGGTAGATTCCAAGCTTCTGGTATGATACTGATGACTCAGTTTAATAGCGCTATACTTTCCGGCAGCAGCATGGTAATTTCGACGATGAACGTTTTTATTACGCGTCTGCTTACCATGATAACTAATCGGGCTGCTTTGTTCAGCAATGCCGGTAGGATGCTTATGGAACGAATGAAACAAGGTATCATGATCGGCGGCGCTGGATTCTCGGCCGCTATAGCATCGATTATTGTCAGTGCCGTGAGTACGATCAATAGTTGCTATCAGTCTTTCTACAGCGCTGGTGCATATCTGGGTGATGGTTTGATCGATGGTATTGAGTCTAAAGAAACAGAAGCTTATGATGCTGGTTATGCTCTGGGTCAAGCTGCTGTTCAGGGCGAGAAGGATGGTCAGCAATCCAATTCTCCGTCCAAGCTTACCATTAAAGCTGGTAAATGGATTGGGGAAGGTCTCGTTATTGGCATGAATCAGATGAGTAAATCTGTATACAAAGCCGGCGAAAATATGGGCGGTTCTGCTGTTGATAGTATTTCTGGTGCATTGGCGCGAGTGTCCAATTCTACTAAATACGCTATGGATGTTCAACCTACCATTAGACCGGTCGTAGATTTGAGTAACGTTAATGCTATGAATTTCGATCTTGGATCTACCGTCAAATTCTCAATGGCTAAACCGATTAACTCTTTGTCTCAAATCGTTACCGATGCACAATCTAGTATTGATGCTAGTAATCGAGAAGTTGTGTCGGCTATTGATGGCTTGCGAAAAGATCTTTCGGAATTGTATTCTTCCGATGGACAAGAGGTAGCTCTCTACGTTGACTCTAAGAAGCTCGCAAGCTCTATTGCTAAACCCATGAATCGTCAACTCAATATTCTTTCGAAAAGGGGTGATTACTAATGGGTTATCCGGATTTCCCTAAAAATAGATTGATTGTCGATGGTGCTGATCTATCTGAGACATTTGGTATGATTTTGGTCGATGGATATACATTAGAGCCTCCTGAACCGAAGCTATACAAAGTTGATGTTCCTGGCGGTGATGGATGTTTGGATTTAACGGAGGCTATCACAGGAGACGTTTTGTTTTCAAATCGAAAACAAGAATTCGAATTTTATGTGATCGCACCTGAAAACTTTGAAAAGGTAAAGACGAGAGTTACAAACTTTCTTCATGGAAAAGCATATGACTATAAAATGACCATGGACCCGGATTATACCTACCATGGTCGTTTTACTGTTTCTAGCTATACACATGAGGCATACTCCATAGGAAAAGTTGGAATCATCAAAATAGCAGTCGATAGCGATCCGTACAAATTTAAAAAGCCAATCACCTTATTTGTCGATAATTCATACGGTCAATATCTTACCCTTGAAAGTGGTAGGAAAATAGTCCAACCTACATTCGAGTTTTCTTGTCCGTCCGTAATCATATTTGATAAGTATCGATATGAAGTCGTCGAAGGTTCTTATAAATTTGAAAATATTTGGTTTACTAGCGGCTATAACAATGTTTACATCGGTCGTGTAGGATTTCAAAGCGCAATGATGTATAGTGATATGGCATCTTATACATACAGCACGCTAAAAAGTAAATACCGAATTTTTGAATGGTATAAAGGGACTGACGAAGGAAGTGCTAAAAAGACGGCGACATTTGGCGACTATGCTAAAGCGGGATCAAATCCTAAGACGTATAGCCAGATGAAGAAAATGATTTCTCGTTTGTATTTGATTGACGACAGCGCTTCGTATCCAACCTATATACAATATGATTGGAGGGATTTGTGATGGGTACAACCACGTCAAAACTTAAACTCACTAAACCGTACGAAAGTGATTATTTTGATATCGGTGTTTTTAATGATAACGCTGATAAGATTGATGCTCTTACGCATATCGTTGCTTCTGGTAGCACCACTTCCACTAAGTATGCTATTAATTCCACCAGTACCTCGGATGGAACGTTTACCTGGTATTACAAGAAGTATGACGATAAAACATTTGAAGCCATGGGTAATTTTACAACGACTAATCTCCGTTGTAATGAATCTTGGGGGGAAGACGGAACATATATTAGTGGCTATATTCGTATCAAACTTCCTAGTTTGGGAATCAAGTCTATCTATATGAAATCCCTCAACATCGCAGCAAACGGAGCTAGTGAAACAGGTTATTGTCGCTTCAATTGGACTGTCGACACCACGGAGATTGGTAGCGTTCTTCAGCATGTTGACGTCCGCCTTGCTGGTTTCTCCAATGAACCTGTCTCGGAGGCAATCAACAAGACTATTTACATTAGTATTCAGGGGACCTGGGGTTAATCTATGTACCTCGTAAAATATGGAACTGAGTGTCTGCATGATGTTCGCACCGATAACTGTCAACTATTAAGCTTGACTCTGGACGGCGAATCAAATGCGTGTGATCACTGCGAATTTGAAATAGCTACCAATCATCCTATGTATGACAAACTAAAGGAACGAGATCTTAGTTCTCCTGTATGCGTATATGATGGCGAGGAGATGATATTCTCTGGCTTTATCTATGAGATTGGCGAGGAATTTAATCGAACCAAAACCATCAAATGTAAGGGCGAATTAGCATATCTTGGAGACACTGTCGTCAGACCATATTCTACACTTAAAGGCGAGTACGGAGAAATCGTTCCGAATTATCTATCCGGATATTTCGAATGGCTTATCGATCAGCATAATCTTCAAGTCGATGTCTCTAAGCAGTTTGTTGTTGGTTATAACGAAGGCTCCATGCTGTATTCTGGACTGGTTTACAAATCGTCCGTTGAATATCCAACGACTTCTACTGAAATTAAAGAACAAATTTTGGACTCGTTTGGAGGTTACCTTCGGATCAGAAGAGAAAATGGAATTCGGTACATCGATTTGCTTAGCGAGTATACAGATGTCAATGAGCAATTGATTGACTTTGGTGTTAACATTCTAGATTATGCCAAGACCGACGATTCCCTTGATGTTTATACGGCTATTGTTCCTCTTGGTGCGAATATGTCCGAAACAGATTACTATTATTCTGATGGATATTTTCTAACCAAAGATAAAACCCCCAGCTCGATCAAGACTTATTATTCTCAAAGTACTTATGAGCGATGCAGCGATATTGAGACTTTTGAGTCTGGTGTAAAATATTTCGAGTTACTTACTAGAGATACTTATACACGGACTGCTGACACGACTCCGAGTACGTTTAAAACGTATTATACAAAAGGGAGTATGTCTGAACAGTCGAAATTGTTGTATTTTACATATGGCATTGAGTATTACGAAAAGAACGGGGACTCTTACTATAGAACTCCAGATTTAACGCCCAATTATCGCAAATCGTATTATACGCAATCTTGGTCGAGTAATACTGGAGTAGCAGAATGGGAAGCAAATACCGTATATTACGAGCTATCGAGCTACCAGTGGTATAGTGAAACAAAAGACAGTAAACCTATTTATGGTAAAACGTATTATACTATGGCTGTGTACAGTACTTCTAAAACTGAAGAAGAAGGTCTTACTGCGTTTGCCAATGATAAAACGTATTATGAGTTCGACGAATCACTAAATCAATCGGACAAACCGCTTACCCTATCGATGATTGCCGACTGGAAAGTAACGGATGATCTTTATCATACCGGCGACTATATATTTTCTAAGGAGAATGTTGCTGCTCATGGTTTGAGGGTTTTCTCCTCTAAAAATACCGACATTATTACCGTTGGTGATCTTCTTATGTGGGGAACAAAAGAGTTAAATTCGGTTCTTTCTCCAATTACAACAATCGAAATCAAGGCAATCGATTTGTCGTTGGTGGATAAAAATTATAAGGGGATTCGAGTTGGGCAATATGTTCGAGTTCGTAGTAAACCTCATGGGTTTGACTCGTACATGCTTTGTGACAGTATCGATCTGGATTTAGTAAATCCGGAGAATACGACATATACATTTGGTATGTCCTATGATACATTCACTGGCCAGCAAAGTAAGAAAATTAGTGCTCTGAATAGTACGATTAACAAAGAGTATCAAAATGCGGCCATTATAAGTCAGGAAGCTAAGAAAACAGCTCAAGATGCGCTAAGCATATCCAAAGATGCTAATAACAACGCTAGTTCTGCTAAAGATACTGCCAGTTCTGCCGTAGTATCTGTAACTGAGCAATATGCTGTATCTGCTTCAAGGACTGAAGTTCCAACTGAAGGATGGTCTACCGAGACGCCGTCGGATACTGATAAATACGTTTGGCATCGAATAGTCACAACCTATGGAGACGGTTCGACTGTTGTTGGTGAACCAGCATTGCTTACTGGACCGAATGGCGAAAATGCGGTGCTTCTTCGAATCGATAGTAGTCGTGGAACAGTATTCAAGAATGACTCTATTTCAACGGTGTTAAGTGCTGTTATTTATAATGGTTCCAATCGAATTACTGGAATTGACGATCTACATTCCATTTTTGGTTCTGGGGCTTATTTGCAATGGTATTGGCAAAAAGTTGACGATGAAACATTTGGTGTCATTTCTTCTGGTGATAGCATGATTAGTAATAACGGTTTTACTCTTACAATCGCCGCGAATCAAGTGGACACCAAAGTTACTTTTATGTGCGAACTTATAACTTAATAGTAAAGGAGAAAATTCAAAATGGCAGTTAAAGCTTCTGATCAAATTTCGATTGTTGACGTAACCGATGCTTATTCAATTACTCTTACTTCCGAGGCTTACACTTTTGTCGGTAGTGCATCTGGTGTAGCCTCTGGTAATTCTTGTAGTACCCAGGCGGTTGCCTATTGCGGTACCAACCAATGTTCTAGTGTGACTGTGGATTCTAGTAAAATTACCTGTCCTACAGGTATTTCCGCTTCGGTATCCAATAGCGGAAGTTCAGTTGTAACCATTTCTTTTACTACTACTGCCACTATTTCTAAAGCTTGTGAGGCGACCATTCCTGTGTCTGTAGATGGTATCACGATTAAGAAGAAGTTCTCTTTTGCCGTCGCTATTGCAGGTCAAAAAGGTGAGGACGGCAAAGATGGTACCAACGGTAAAGACGGCACTAATGGTAAAAACGGAGCGGATGCTATTACTATGAGCATTAGTTCTAGTAACGGTACTGTCTTTAAAAATAGCTCCGGTTCTACTGTACTGACAGCTCATGTGTACAAAGGCGGTGCTGAACAGACTATTACAGATGCCGGTGTTTGCGGTTCTCTTGGTTCCGTTAAATGGTATAAAGGTACTTCGACCACTGCTTTCAAGACATCTAAAACCATTACTGTTTCTGCTTCTGAAGTCGATAATGCTTTGGCATATACTTGTCAGCTGGAGGGATGATGTATGGCGGTAAAAGCTAGTGCATCAATTACTTTGAGCTTTATGGTGGATGTCTATGCTAGTTATCGCTATTACAAATTGCAGGCATCTACCGCATCTGCTCCTAATGCGCCTACAGTATTTCCTCCAAGTACTTCCAGTGGTTGGGACGATACAGAGCCAAGCTATACAAGTGGAAGTACCAATATGTTATACTTCGTTGACTGTACCGTATTTACTGACGATAGCTTTGCGTATTCCAAAGTATCCATATCTAGCAGCTATGAAGCAGCTAAGGAGGCATGGAATAAAGCTAATAACGCCCAGAAGACAGCTGACGATGCTAAGGACAAAGCAGATGATGCAAATGTCAAGATTGATAATCTGGAAGTCGGCGGAAGGAATTTGTTACTGCATTCATCAGATATGCCTTCGTATTGGTATACCGTCGATGCGAGTGGAGCTTCTCAAATAGGAACAGTCGAGTATCAAAATGACGGAAGTGTATTAGTTACCAATAGTGATTCAAATACTAGATTTCATTATAAATCAATGATATCCGTCCAATCTGGTGAAACGTACACAATATCTTGTGAATATAAAGAAGTCAGCGGAGATCAACCGCACCAATACCAAATCGGGTTATATACTCTTAACGAAACGTCCGTATCATGGATTGCAAATAAAGGAACAAAAACTAGTATTGCTAATGGATGGATTAAAACTTTCCATACATTTACAATTCCAAGCGATGTTGACCATATTACAATATACTTTAGATCCGGAAATGATTTTGCTTTATATACGCATGAATATTACATCAGACATCCTAAACTCGAAAAAGGCAACAAAGCTACCGACTGGACTCCTGCACCAGAAGATGTTGACAATGCTATTGACGATGCTGCCAAAACTGCAACCAACTATATGGAATTCACCGAAGGAACTGGTTTGGTAGTTGGTGACATGACATCTGATACATTAGGGAAGAACTCTTTGATCGACTCCGATGGAATGGCCATTCGAGATGGCACTACAGAAATAGCTAGATTTTGTGCTAATAAGATTGAACTTGGTAAAAATAACGATTCATCTAAAACTAGCATAAGTCTGCTAAATGGATATGGAAACATAGATACTACAACTGTTAATATAACCGACGTAGGAGAATACAAGTATTTGGATATATATGCAGAGAAAATTAGCATGGCATCCCAAACCGCAGCAAATAACATAGATGGTTATATCCCAAGTATTATTATTACTCCAGATATTGCATCACTAAGATCCAGAGGCGCTTATGTTAGTGCTAATGTTGATGGGTCGGTATCTATACATTCGGGCCTTAGTAATGTATCTATTGAAGCAGGGTCTGTTAATTTCAAAACCGGTAATACTTCCTTGACCAAAAACTCGAATTATCGTATTTATGGTGGTCGCGTACTTTATAGTAATTCCAGCGGATCAACCGGAACCATTACTTTAAATGAAACGGCTAATAACTTTTCCATGATTGAAATATTTTACGGAAAAGACAGTCAAGGATATGACTCTACTAAAATATTTCTTCCGAATGGAAAAACAGCATCCCTTACCGTCACGAATATGTATAGTACTACTGGGATTCAGATGGCAACCAAACTTGTGACTATTTCCGGAACATCAGTTACCCCCAATACATCAAGATGCGGTTATGCTAACTTGGATGGTTCTAGTTTTTCAAAGACAGGTGCAGAAAATACGATAAAAATACGCTATGTTGTTGGATATAAATAAAAAGGAGTAATGAATATGGCCCTGTATAAAGAAATTGATCTTGATAATGGAGTAACTGTTAGGTATCACCGAGTAGTATCTGTCAATACGATCACTAATGTTCAGAACATCATCGAAGTGGCAAGCTATACCAGCAAAGAAAAACGCGATGAAGAGAAAAAATCGATTGAGACTGGGGGCGATTCCAATGTCTTCATTGAAACGACATTTGTAAATGCCGATTATAATCAAAGTATGACCATTATCGATGCGTATGATTATTTGAAAGCGCTTCCCGAGTATGAGGGAGCAATTGAGGTGTGAACCAAAGGAGTTTATTATGGTAGTTAAAAAGGGAACCTTGAGTGTAAGTTTGTATGAGGGCGCTCCCTCCACAATCTATACCGTTTGGGAATTCATCGAAGATGTTGAAAATTTGATTGTAATGCGTAATGAAGCATTTCCGTCCGAACAGGCAAAAGCTTATGCCGGAATTGACGTATCTGAGATTGCGTCGATCTTTGATTCTGCTCAGTATCCCGATCCCATTTGTACATGGGATGTCGAATTGACTCCGGTATCTGAAGAATCCGAGTCAGTTGACGTCAATCTTATTCCCAATGCTTCTGTTGATTGCAACCTCGTTGATACAAGCGGAAAACTCTATAACATGTTCTTCAGAGATTCTGATGAAACTAGAAACTTCCCTATTAGAATTAATGGTTGGCTTGAAACCATGGTTTATTCTAGTGATACAAACTACAGAACTCAACGCTATACTACCTACAAAGGTGTCGTATATGAACGAAATATGATCGATGGCGTGTGGACTGCTTGGGCTAGACAGATGCGACAGTATGTTCTGTTTAACAATGATTCGGCTAGCCTTAGCGGTTCTGTCACTTTGTCCGAAAGTGCAGCAAATTTCGATAAGCTTACCATCATGTACCGCTCCAATGATAACTATTTTGCCAGTATTGATGTGTGGAATCCGAATGGGAAATATGCAGTTCTTACGTCTTCCAGTTATACAAGTGTTTCTAACGTTATCCTGAAGAGTAAGACTATTTATATTTCTGGAACCAGTATCACTACTCATCATAATAGCTCTAATTTTTATTATACAGGAGAAGCAGCTGTTAATGGGAATCAGCCGACTACTCATAAAGATTCGGTATGCGTGACTCAGGTAATCGGTTGGAAGTAATTTAATATTACTTATAAATCATGTCCTGCGATATATAGCTATGGACATAGTAAGGAGGCGTAATGATGAGACTTCTACAGTTTATGGTTGATAACCAGAAATTAACTAGAAATGGAGATTTCTCTCATATTATTCGAGGTACAAAGGGCTACTTGAGATGCTTCTTCGAGTTCCATGGTAACGAATGGACAAATTGCAATATTGTAGCTATTTTTGAAAAAGGCTCTGAAGAATTTTATGAAAGGGTATCTCAAAATGGAATGTGCAAAGTTCCGGACGAGGTAACCGATAATGCAAGTTTTCGAGTTAAACTCGTAGGGGCAAGAAATAATATTAGACTTGTAACGAATAAAATTCTCATAAGTCAGGAGGGATGATATGGCGAATCTTGAGGAATTACTTACTACCTCCACAAACACAGACGATAACAACATAGATTATTACAATGATGAGATCCAGTTTGATATTGATAATGATCTAAGAGCAATTTCCTATTCGAGTAAAGGTGCCGTTATTGGTGTAGTTGGAGATAAGAATGTAAATCGCATTAATTTTCGAATGCCAAGATACTATAACGGCTTTGATATGTCTGAATTTTCAATCAGAGTCAACTATGTAAATGCCAATGGTGATCCCAACTATTATAATGTTAACGATGGAATTGTTGAAGAAGATAAAATTAAATTTACCTGGTTAGTAGATTCAGATGTTACTGCATATATTGGCGATGTGAATTTCGCAATCGAGTTGTATAAAGTAATCGATACCGATACTATCACCCAGTCGTTCAATACGACAACAACATCATGTAAAGTTCTTAAGGGTTTAAATGCTAATTCTTATATAACTCCAGAACAAATTCAGGATCTCATTGCGCATTTGCAATCGGATCTTGACGCGTATAGTGACATCAAGAAAAAAGAGATATCCAATTCTAGCATGCAGACAGTTACGACTGGCGGACGCCGTATACGTCCTATTATTAGTTTTATTGATGACGACTGTCGTGACACTGTATACACCACGTTGTATCCGCTTATTAAGGAACTAAATATTCCGTATGCATTGGCTTGTCCAGCGCAGCAGATTGACACAAACGGGTATCTCACATCATCGCAAATCAAAGAAATGATGAATGATGGAGTTGAGATTTCTTGTCATTTTGCTAAACAAGAATCGATGGGGTCTTTTACCACAGTCGACGATCTGACCAAAAACTTGGATGCTTGTATGACGGTATATCGTTCTCTTGGTGCACAAGTAAATTCGATTGCTTATCCAAATGGCATATATGTATCCGATTATTTAAATACCATTAGGAAATATTTCAAACTTGGAATGACTGTTACTCGTGGTATAAATAAAATTCCATATTCTAGTTCAGTGATGATGCGTGTGGAAGTATTTCCGAGAGCGAATACGAGTGGTACATATCCATATTCTTTTAGCGATGTGAAAAAATATGTAGATATGGTAAATGCTAACGGCGGTTGGTTGATCTTGATGACACACTGTTGGTATACCAGTTTCGATGCTGATAAGTTAAACGAATTGGTACAGTATATCCAGAGTAATGGTATTGATATTGTTGGTATAAATGAAGCCATGGAACTGACCGAAAACCCGGTTGATTGTGGTAGCTCTACTGAAACTTCAAAATACAATGCAGATGCCTACACAATTATAGATGCGAATGGTGAATTGTGGACAAACGCATTTCATGACATGGGTACTGGATACGGTGTGGAGAATATCGAAATCGAGTTTAGTCCAGGGAGTGAATCGAAACCTGGGTGCATGCTAGATGGGACTACTGGAAAGAAAACCACCACAAGTGACCCCTCGTATAAAATTACGCAGGAGATCGATTGCAGTGGTTATGGCGCGGTAATCATATCTGGCTGGGCTTGTGATGGTTATAACATCTATTCGTTCTTTGACGAAAATAGAGCATATATTAGCGGCTATAGTAGTACTGGAACTTACGATGAGGCTAAAACGCTGAGCGAGTATATCGTGGAGATCCCGTCTAATGCCAAGTACGTACGAATTGCTGGTTATCTTTATAAGCAGTTGCCAAAAGCTACTCTGATAAGTAAAGATCGTTATGTCGTATATAATACCAATGTTACGCCTGCTTGGAATAGCGGATATAAACTAAGTACAAATGGTAAGTTACTTAACAAAAAAGAAAGTTCTTTCCGTGTAAGTGTGGATGTGGCAGCGGAAGAAGGCGACATCTTTGAAATCTCAGCTAGTTCGAATTACAACAATGCTTTGTATGTTGTTTACGATGCAAATAATAATGTCGTAACTTATTTAGCAGACACTACCAATACGGTTGCAGGTACTACAATTACAGATTATCGCGTTGTGATGCCGGCAGATACAGCTAAGTTCAAAGTAGCCACAAATATCACGGTACAGCCAAATGGATTTTCTGTAAAACATCTTGGTTCGATTAATGCTAGTAAATATGATGTAACTTTAACTCGACGCGATCAAGCTCCTGATTCCCAGGTAGTTGGGGAGAAATTGAATAAAAATTCCAACGATATTACAGCTTTGCAAACAATAATCGCATCACTCGAACAACGTATCACTAAACTCGAAAATCCTTCAGATACTGGTACCTAAGCTCGGTTCACGGATATTAAAGTTTCAAAAAAATAAGGAGGTAACATTTATGGACTTCACTGTGTTTGAAAACTATTTCGTTCTTTCGGTTGTACTGGCCTGCCTTATTGTGGGCTACATTATCAAAAAATGGATTAAGGATGTAGATAATAAGTACATTCCCACCATTGTCACCGTTGTTGGTATGCTGCTGAATCTGGCAGTAAGCGGCGTTTCCATTGAATCCGCTATTTTTGGCGCATTTATGGGTCTCGCTTCCACTGGTCTGCATCAGGCATTCAAACAGTATATTGAGAAAGATAAAGAATGAAAACAAGGAGGGGCAGTCCGTGTGGGCTACTCCTCCTTTTATTTTTTATTTACTTCGCGTAAAATACACCTCTTTTTATGAAAGGAGGCAATAAATATGTTGCTAAAAACAGTTGCATTCGATGCGGAATGCACTAATTGGACGGACGATATAAAAATCAATGTTGCATTTTTGAAGAATGCTGAACATCATCTGAATACAATTATTCAATACAGAGGATACGTATATCTAAATCAGATATATGAACACTTAGGTATCAAGTGGAATCCAGAAGATGAAAACATATGTATCAAAAATGACAACACGGATCAAAATGCGTTCATCGAATTTGAGGTGTTTCCAAATTTGAAAAATTCGTTTTTAATTAACATTTATTCCCGCGAATAAGAAAAAGAGGCTCTGCCACTATGACAGGGCCTTTTATTTTTGCTCGTGTTATTGACCTGAATAAATAAAACTTTTAGAATAATAAGAGAGACGGATGCCATTGCATATTAAGTACATCTACTTTGGAGAAGATTCTCTTAATACGCAAAAGAACCCAAGCCAGTGATAGCAAGGGTTCCACGTATATTTTATGCAAATTTCCAGTAGACATGAAGATCTTCTTCGTCTACGACAATCTCTTTAATCAGCTCTTGTACAAGGGCTTTGATCTCGTCAATATCTCCACTATCAATCACATCACACAAACTCGATGCGATTTCTACAGCTTCTTCTTTTGACATCTTCTCTTTATTTTCTAAAGATCTCATGTTAACTTCTAGCTTTTCTTTTTCAGCGAGCAATGCATCGGTTCTACTCTTAATCACATTTATATCTAGAGTTCCAAGAGTATATAAATCTATCAATTTATCAAGTTGTGAATCTATTTCTTCAACTCGCTTAGAAATGACTTTTATTTTCATCGCATTTTCATCACTCTCAGTTGAGCTAACGTCGAATGATCCCGGATGTAATGCAAGTTTACGAACTTCATCAAACACTTCTTTCTCGAGTTCTTCAGCTTTCCAAATTTTATTTTTGCAACGTTCTTCTTTGGGTATGTCTTTCCACTTACCAGCACGACAAGATCGTTTGTAGCAATTGCAATACAACTTCGCACTGTTCTTGGTCTTCGCTCGACGGAAGAAAAACTTATTTCCGCAATGACCACAACGTATCATTCCAGCAAGAGGAGCATTGATTCGCGATATTCGGCTATTAGCATCTTCGTCACGCTCGGCTAGTATAGCCTGTGTTTTTTCAAATGTTTCCTTATCTATAATCGGTTTGTGAATTCCTTCATACCATTCACCTTTATATGATACCATACCGATATAATGCTTATTTTCCAGTAATGGTCTGATATTATGTCGATTCCAATTTCCATCATACGTAGTTCGATATCCTTTTGACTGAAGCATTTCAGCAACTCGTCTTTGGGATATTCTCATGTTGAACAGTCTAAACATTTCTCGAATTTGCATTGCCTCGTATTCGTGGACTACGAGTTCATCATTTTCGACTCGATATCCGATAGGTACGTAACGACTACCACACCATTTTCCTTCTTTGGCTCTACCGATCTTACCAACTTCCATACGCTCTTTTATTTGTTCACGTTCAAGTTGGGCGAAAACACTTAGAATACCAATCATAGCTCGTCCGAACGGCGTACTCGTATCTAGATTCTCAGTCATACTAATGAAATCTACGTTGTTTGGAAGGAATACGTCCTCGATAAGAGTCAGTGTATCCTTCTGCGAACGTGAAAGTCGATCGAGTTTATATACTAAAACGGCGTTGACCTTGTTACTTTCTGCATCTTTAATTAAAGACTGTAGTCCGGGACGATCTGTGTCTGCTCCAGAGTAACCAGCATCTGTGTATATTTTATGAACCACCCAACCTTTAGCTTCACAGTATTTAATCATTCTCTCAGTTTGTTCATTGATAGAGTATCCATCCTTAGCTTGCTCTAATGTAGATACGCGTGGATATAATGCTACACGCATGGCGTTTCTATTGACCACTCCGTATGTTTCGCCCATTTAAATCATTCCCCTTTATCTAAGATGTCTTTAGCCAATTGTAGAATTTTAATAAGCATATATTTTTCTCGCTCAGTGACTTGCCTCGAGCCGATTGTCAGATATTTAGAGTTCTTTACATAATTAATGAAATGATCCAATGAAAACAACAAATTAGTCGTCTTCCCTTCATTTCGTTCTTTAATGTCTGATTTACCAATAAGCCAAGCAGGATTCACATTGAGCATAGATGCTATAGTTTCTAAAACTGGCAACTTGATGTCTTTTATTTCTCCATTCTCGTATCTGTGTATTGTAGCTTTACTCAGTCCTGTATACGCAGCTACATCCGCAACTGATATATTTAAGGCTTTGCGTTGCTGTCGTATTCGCTTGCCTATTTCCATGTTCTTCATATATTCACTCCTTCCATGTATAATTATAAGCTAAAAAATTGCGCCATGCGAATGATTTGTATGCGTAACGCAACTTTCTATGTTATTTCAAACTTTTTTCAAACTTTTTTCATAAATTCGAGTTATTATTCTTTTTAGTCGCATAACGCGACAAAATTTTATAAGGAGTGACGCATTTTGATAAACACTAAAGAATTAAAGAAACTACTTATAGATAAAAATTTGAAAGTTAGCGATATAGCTGTACATATAGAGAAATCATATTCTAGCACAATGCTTAAGATAAACGGTAAATCTTCGATGTCGTTAGGAGAAGCAGAGAAGATTCAGTTTCTTTTAGATATAGATGACAATGACTTTTGTTTTTATTTCTTGAGTCATGAGTCCGGGCTATGGTAATCCATCACATGGTCAATGGAACGATAAGGCATAGTATAGATGGTCTTATCATTCCCAAAAGTTTTGTGACTGTATACGAATTAGCAAACAAAAGAAGAGGAATACAAAATGGCAACAGTAATACGAGCGGAACTATCAAAAAGAAATAAGTACTGGGTCGAGAAACACCGATACTACGAATTGAAACATTTTTGCTTGCAATATCCAATTTGGAAACGAGCATATTCCGAGATTGAAATGCTAGGTGGGTGTACGTACGATCCAATGATATTTCATAGATCGAGTTCGCCAGGCGACCCAACCGGACGACTAGCCGAGAAGCGGATGCTGTACCACGATCGAATGAAACTTGTCGAGCAAACAGCATTAGCCGCCGATTCGGAACTAGCCACTTATATTTTAAAGGGGGTGACTGAAGAACTAAGTTTTAACATGCTGAAATCAAAGTTGGACATACCGTGTAGTAAAGATACTTACTACGATCGGTACAGAAGATTCTTTTGGTTATTGGATAAAGTAAGAGATTGATATTTTAGGAGGAAACAACAATGGAAAACAAAATTCTTAATGCAGTAATGATTGCAGTAGCAGGCGGTATCGTGGCTAAAGTATTGAAAACAGTAAGAGATAGAAAGATCGAAAAAGAATTATATGATACGGAGGTTGTTTGCGATGAACAATCAGATAAAGAGTAGTATTCGTGCAAAAGCTAGATTAATTTACGGATTACTGAATGTTCTTGAATACGATATTGATAATCTTCGTTCAGATGTAAACACTTGCGAAGTTGCTAGTTTGATGAAAACCATCCAAGATACTAACATGACACTTGAAAACCTAATCGATATTGTAGCTGAGATCGAATACTTATTATATTTACATAATGCAGAGGAGTCCCTATAGGGGCTCTTTTTGTTCGCGCGAAAAGCATGTTCATTTATGAAGAGAGAACAAAAGTGAACATTAGAAAGACAAATTTATAAGATGCGACCGTCTATGCCTTCGTAAGAAGGAGGGAACACATATCGCACTCTCTTTTCATTTTCGCGAAAAAAACTTGTTCCTTTATGCAAATAAAACTTTTAGGAGGAATTTATTATGATGCCTGTAGGAGCTAAAATTGTGTCGAATATTGCTATTGGAATTATTTATATATGCACGATTCCAGTTGTAGTTACGACAATCGCAGAAATCAAAAATATTCTTAGCGAAGAAGCATTTGACGACGAGGAGAGCTGAGCAAGCTCTTCTTTTTTATTTCGCGTAGAAAACATCCTCCTTTATGCAGAATAAAACTTTTAGGAGGTATTTATTATGAGTAACAGTATTATTCACAAGGTATTGGATTGGACTGAGAAAACAACGAATGAACTCGATCCTAAGACTGACAAACATGCCTACGCAAAAGCGTTTGGTTTGGGTGCCATTGAAGGATTGATTGATTCCGCTGTATTCTGGTATCTGCCATTGCTTGCATTGTGCTATTACTGGAAAGGTAAGGCTGAAAAGAAGTAATTCTGAGGTGAGGGCCATCTAAACGATGGCTCTTTCTTTTATATTTTCTAATCTAGATTAAGTATCCTAACCTAGCTTTAAAAGTTCCGTACTCGGGTGACGACAAACAATGTTATTTTTATAAAGTCGAAATTTTCCCGGGTGGGATTTTTGAAAAAACAAAATGAAAGGAGGTGGGTATATGGATTACATAATTCTCTTTGTTGTCTGTATCTTGGTTAATATTGCGATCAACATTATATTTTTCGATCATAAACCATCCGGAACCCTTCGAATCGATCATTCTAATCCTGAGAAAGATATCTATCGTTTTGAAATAAACGATTTTGATGCACTGTCCAAGAAAAAGCGAATCGTCATCAATGTGGATAACAATGCTTATCTTTCGCAAGAGTAGCATGCACTATTATGGAACGTAAGTTCACATATTTGAAAGGAGTAGTTATTTATGAGCTACAAGACCCTGTTGAATGAAGAAATCGAAAACGAGTTCAAAGAATTAAAGAAATTGAATGTTGGCTCGGAACAGTACAAAACGGCAGTTGATGGTCTGACCAAACTGATGGACAAAAATCTTGAGATTCAGAAGTTCGAAGCGGAACGTTCGGAGAAGGATACTAGTCATTGTGACGACTATGAACTTCAAACGAAACAGTTCGAAAGCGAACGTCGGGATCGCATTGTGAAGAACGTCCTGACTGCGGCCGGTATCGTATTGCCGCTTGGTGTAACTATCTGGGGAACAATCGTATCGATGGATTTTGAGAAGGAGGAGACGTTTACTACGATCATGGGTCGAGGCTTTATCCAAAAGCTTCTTCCAAAGAAGTAAGAACTAAGTTTTAAGAAGGGGCCGTGGAAACATGGTCTCTTCTTTTTCGCGAAATTTACAGAGTGTATTATGAGAGAAAGCAATGGATAAATGCTGGTGGAAATCCAGCGGTGAGACATGAAGGCGGTACGCCAAGTAATAACTTAATAAAAGATGTACCCCACCGGGCAACGGTTTTCGTTGGGCCGACCCTGAAGTCATTACTTTCTCTCTTTTATTTTTACAAAACTTTTACAAGGAGAGGATTGTCATGAGATTACGTCCCAGGCTTAGAAAGATTCATTAAAAAGAATGGAGCAACTATTCTAACTGGTATCGGGGTCACCGGAGTTGTGGCTACTTCAGTTTTAGTCGGTAAAGCTACATTCAAAGCTTCCGAAATTTTAGAAGAAACCAAGAAAGAAAAAGGTGGAAAACTGGAAACTATGGAAGCCGTTAAACTTGTAGCTCCGGTTTATATTCCGTCAATCGTAATGGGCGCATCTACTATTGCTTGTATTCTTGGTGCGAACGTACTGAACAGACATCATCAAGCAGCTTTAACTAGTGCGTATGCGTTTGTTGATCAATCTTTCAAAGAGTACAAAGCAAAAGTTACTGAATTGTATGGTGAAGAAGCCGATCAAGCAGTAGAAGAGGCAATCGAGCAAGATCATGTTTCAGGAGAAAACGATCTTCAATTATTCTATGATGAATTATCAGACCGATATTTTGAATCTACGCCATACAGAGTCCAAAGAGCAGAATACGAGTTGAATAGAAATATGCTCAAACGAGACTATGCATACTTGAATGAATGGTATGAAGAATTAGACCTAGACATCGTAGAGAACGGCTATGCTTTAGGTTGGTCTACATTCCAATGTATGGAAATGTACTGGCAACCATGGATTGACTTCGATCACTATTCATTCACCACTGAAGATGGTCGAGAATGTATGGGACTTTGCATTATCCAACAACCGATCTTAGATTTTGAGGATTATTGCTAATTCGCGATAGAAACTCCTTCTTTAATGAAAGATATTTAAAGGAGGAACCTACTATGTTAAACAAACAAGTTAAAAACCTATTCGAAAGCGAAAAGATGGCTAGAAACATAGAAAACTTTGTGGAAAATATCTACATTGACCAGCTTGTACGAGATGATCTCGGAGTTGAAGAGAAAGAAGACATTGCCAAAAGAGCTAAGGAACATTTAGCTAATATGGGAAAGTACGAAGAACAAAACTCTGAGTACTGGTACAAGTATGGCATTATTGAAGGTGAAATCAAAGGTATGTGGAAAGCTATTGGTGTCTTTGCAGTAAGTTATGCACTTGGAGCTTTACTATTTAGAAAATGACTTAAAATCTTTCAAGGGGAGGGTCCTTGGTCGGACTCTTCCTTTTATTTTTCCGGAGATAACAATGAGATACCATTATGAAAAACCAGCTATATATTCGTCTAAATATGGTGCTACATATACATGTAACCATCCAGTTTACAATAAATGTACTTTATATTTAATTGACGGGAAAGGATTAGCCGTAATCCAGCAGCGATGTGACGATGAAAAACGAACCTGGTGGGATGAGATAGATCCATGGTTAACTAATGAATTATATTTACATCCAAGATTCAAAAAATTCTTCGATACTCGCGCAGGAAAGCATGACGAGGGATTATATCCAACTGTGACCATTAGACAAATAATGTGGGCATTAAGAATGAAACCTTTAAAACGTGAGCGATGGGAAACATGTTTTGATAAAAAAGATATTTAGTTTCGCGATGAAAACATTTTCCTTTATGAGAAAATAAACTTTCTGAAAAGGAGAAAGGAATATGTTTGACATTATGCAAATCAAAACTAAATTCATGAGAGGCATGATCGCAAAATTGATCGGAATAGCAATTAAGAACAAATTGGGCTGTAAGATTAAAGTCCAATTTGACGATATTGATATTCGCATCGATGACGAGATTGCTCACGTACATGTGAACGGTGGATTTGACATGAAAGTCGACGATCTAAAAAAGTTCACAAAGTTTATCGACGAAGAGGACTGAGCTAGCAATAGCTCTTCCTTTTGATATTTCGCAAAAATTACAAGCTGTATTATGAGAAAGGAGGTAATGCTTTATGAACGGAACTACATTGAAAATTATCAAAACTACTCTTACCGTTATCGGTTTGGGCGTAAATATCGCCTCTACCGTTTTGGCAGAGAAAGAACTTGATGTTAAGATTGCAAAAGCTGTTAGCAAAGCAGTTACCCGCCACAAGTAATGAGAGGGGCCCACATCGGGCCTCTTTTATTTTTCCACAAATGAAAGGAGTTTAACTATGAACGCATCAATCGTAACTAATTTTATCAAAAGCATTAGAAGTACCGCGACTAAGCATAGTCCTGAAATTCTCACTGGCATCGGCATTGCTGGTATGGTTACTACTACCGTATTGGCTGTACGAGCTACTCCGAAAGCTATGACGCTCATCGAGGATAAGAAAGAGGAATTGAAAACCGAAAAATTGCCGGTGATAGAAACCGTAAAAACAACGTGGAAATGCTATATTCCGGCGGTTATCACTGGTGCTCTTTCTGTTTCTTGTCTTGTAGGCGCAAGTGCGACTAACCTGAAACGTAATGCAGCTCTTGCTACTGCATATAAACTGTCTGAAACAGCTCTTAGTGAGTATAAGGACGCAGTAGTTGAGACTATTGGCGAGAAAAAGATGCAGGACGTTAAAGATAAAGTTGCTGAAAAACAGCTTGAGAGAAGTTCTGCTACTAGATCTGACGTGATTGTTGAGGGTAAGGGTACTACACTTTGCTGCGAAGGTTTCACTGGCAGACGTTTCTATTGCGATATGGACACATTGAAGAAAGCTGAGAACGAACTCAACCGTAATATTATTAACAACATGTATCAATCTTTGAATGATTTCTACGATTTACTTGGGGTTGAATACAGTGAAATGGGTGACGAACTTGGCTGGAATCTTGATAGCGGGACAATTGAATTAAGTTTTAGTTCTCAGCTTACTAGTGATGGTCGTCCTTGCCTTGTTTATGACTTTAATCATGCCCCGGAGTATAACTTTTCCAACTTTCTATGATTGGTTTACACCATATATTCCGTACTATGTACGTCCGCGAAATTTGCAAGTTATTTTATGAGAAGCAGATAGCTTCCGTTATATTTCGAAAGGAGTAATTAATCATGAGTGAAAATGTTGAAATGAATGCAGTTGAGGTCAAGGAAACTGTCGAAACCAAAAAGAACTTTGGTTCCAAACTTATCGATGGCATCAAGGAGCATAAGAAGGAAATCGCAGGTATTGCGGTGACCGCCGTATGCAGCTATGCCGCATATAAGTATGGTGTCAAGGTCGGACTTAAAAAGATCGACGTTAAACCTGTCATCGAAGCTGTAGCTGACACTGACATTGGCGACGTGGTTGAGGACGTTATTGAAGACACAACGGAAATCTGATTACTAAAAGGGGAGGCACCCATAACAAGGTGCTTTCCCTTTTTACTTTTTGGAGGTTAGGATGAGCGAGTATCATCGATATGTTTATACAGGCCCGGTGTTGTTATTTGACAGCTGCATCACTGGAAATTGGAAAGCAGAGACAATGGCTGTCTCTAAAGAGAAAGCTTTGAGTAATCTCAAACATCAATATAAGAAAAAACAACGATTGGCAGTTAATTCCAAAATTGATTTGCCTGGAAAATTAAAAGCTGTCGATTAAAGGAGGCATTTATCATGGATGATTTTAAACCAAACTCTCACCGTTTCAAAGAAGAACAGAACAACCTGCCAGCATTGCCGGAGCCAAAGAAAGTTGAAAAGGTTGTAACTGGCACCGTTAAAACTCGAAAGAAAACTGAGTTTGACAAGATCAAAGAAACGTTTATTTCCGAAGACGCTCGTAATATCAAAAGTTTTGTGATTGACGACGTTCTTATTCCGTCCATCAAGAAAGCGATCAGCGATATTGTTGTTAATAGTATCGACATGCTCCTTTATGGAGATAGTGGTAGACCTAATAGACGTACTACTGTAACCGATCGTTTCTCTTATGATCAATGCAGTCGAAATCGTACTACTAGAACTGAATCTCGTGGACGTTCCGGGTATGACTTCGATGATATTGTTCTCGAGACTAGGGGTGAAGCTGAAGCTGTCTTGTCTCAAATGGATGCAATTATTGATACTTACGGTGTGGCGAAAGTATCTGACTTGTACGATCTTGTCGGTAAAACTTGCGCTTACACTGATAATAAATACGGTTGGACCAATCTTCGCAATGCCGAACCGATTCGAGTTCGTGATGGATATTTGTTGAAGATGCCCAAAGCAATTCCCATTGATTAAGGAGTAACAAATGATTAGGAATGATATTTTGGAAAAGGCTCGTTCTATTATTAACGGTGAGCGAGCCGGTACTTATGGTAAAGCGGAAGATAGCTTTGCTACCATTGCCCAAATGTGGAGCGCATATTTGGACCATCCGGTTACTAGTGCCGATGTGGCAAATATGATGATTCTTTTGAAAATTGCTCGTAATTCCAGCGGTGTTTATAAGGATGACAATTGGATTGATATTTGTGGCTATGCGGCTTTGGGTGCCGAAATTCAGAGCGATGCAAGTAAAACAGAATTTGGAAAAATGTATTCTGAAACTATCGCGGCCATGAAAAAATATGCTAATAACGAAAAGGAGTAATGAACTATGAAATTCAATGATATTATGGCGAGTGCATCTCGTACGTTCAGCAAGGTAAGTCTGCAGGGCAAGAAGTATGCACCCGAGGTTATGGTTGTTGTCGGTGTCGTTGGTGTTGTAGCCAGTGCTGTTATGGCATGCAAAGCCACTACTAAGGCCGGTGCTATTGTAGAAGATACCAAGGATCAGATGGATCAGATCCATGAAGTAGCTGAAACTCATGCTGAGGAATATTCTGAAGACGATATGAAGAAAGACACTGTCATCGTCTACACTCAGACTGCTGTCAAATTTGCAAAACTGTACGGTCCAGCGGTTATTCTTGGCGCTGCTTCTATCGCATGCATCCTTGGTTCTCATCATATTTTGAGTAAACGTAATGCTGCTTTGGCTGCTGCTTACGCAACTGTGGATAAAGGATTTAAAGAATACCGTGGTCGTGTAATCGAGCGTTTCGGCAAGGAACTCGATAAAGAACTTCGCTATAATGTCAAGGCGAAAGACTTTGAGGAAACTGTAGTCAACGAAGAAACCGGTGAAGAGACTAAAGTTACGAACACTGTAAACGTAGCTGATCCTAATGATTATAGTGACTATGCTCGTTTCTTTGATGATGGATGCACTGGTTGGACCAAGGATTCTGAGCAGAATTTATATTTCCTGAAATGTCAGCAGAACTATGCTAATGAGCGTCTTCAGAAAAAAGGCTATTTGTTCCTGAATGATGTGTATGAAATGCTTGGTATTCCTAAGACCAAGGCTGGTCAGATTGTTGGTTGGATCTATGACAAGAAGAATCCTGTAGGCGACAACTTTGTAGATTTCGGCATTTACAACATGAACCGTGAGAAAGCTCGCGACTTTGTTAACGGTTATGAACGCACTATCCTGCTTGACTTCAATGTCGATGGTAATATTCTCGACTTGATCTAATCTCAAATTACCTTTGTCTCTTTGCTAGCGGAGACAGGGGTAATTATATTTGAAAGGAGTGACTTAAATGACTGGGCGAGATCTGATCGTGTATATTCTTCAGAACAATCTTGAAGATACAGACGTGGACTCCATTATGTCATCGATTTTCATTGATGAGGAAAAAGTTGCTAAGAAGTTTAACGTTGGTGTTGCAACGGTAAGAACTTGGTATGCTCTTGGAATCATTAGAGGTTTCGAGGACCATAACAAGTTATATTTCCCAATCACCATTAAAGATCCTAGAAAGGAATGAGCAATATGCTAAAAACCCTAGAAGCAGTTTTTGCAGTAATGTCAGCTCTATGTCTTGCTAGTGGTATTGCAATCCTACACGGAAGGGGCTGATCTTATGGACAGATTCGAAGAGATTCTATCTATTATAGATGAAGCATTAAACACAAAACGGAAGCGTCATATTGTTGGTGGAGTTCTTTTGAGTACCGCATTACTTTTCGGGAGGCTTAGCTTTCACTGTTATAACGTTACGAGAGGATGAAGATGATGGGAGATAAAATTGTAAAACTTCTTATATTTGGAATAGGTGCTGCTATCGGTTCGGTCGTAACTTGGAAACTTGTAAAAACTAAGTATGAGCGAATTGCAGACGAAGAGATCGAGTCTGTGAAAAAAATCTACAATTATAAAAAGATCGCTGAAGAACACGCAGCAAAGCCTGAAGTTAAGGTTCAAAATGTTGTTGAAGTTGAGCCAAAGGTTAACCAGGATCGTGTTGATTATTCGAAGTTAACCGTGGATCTTGGTTATACAAATGAATCTAAGGAAGGAGGAGAGGACATGCGTGAGAAGCCCTATGTGATTGCTCCAGAAGAATTCGGCGAAATGGATGACTACGAAACTGTTAGTCTGACATACTATTCCGATGGTGTTTTGACTGACGACTTTGATAATGAGATTGAAGATGTCGAAGGTATGGTCGGTGAAGATTCGCTGGATCATTTTGGTGAGTATGAGGACGACTCTGTCTTTGTACGAAATGACCGATATAAAACCGATTATGAAATTCTTCTGGATCTTCGTAAGTATTCTGATGTTAAAAAGTCCAATCCTAATTAAGGAGTGGATAGTTTATGACATTTGGAGATCGAATAACTAATGAATACTTCGATTGGATGTATGATCTAGCTTGTAAAGATCGATATCCTGAACAAATCTCATATCGAAAACTGTTTGTGCTGCTTCATGATACCGAATTCATCTATTCTATTCCGAGAGATAAAAACCGAGCTGAGGATGGAATAGATTTACGTTATCGATTTTCTCGTCTTAAAGGCTATGAGCAAGATGGTATTGATATTTATCAGTATCTCGACATGCCATGTAGTGTGCTTGAGATGATTCTTGCACTGGCTATCAGATGCGAAGAAACGATAATGGACGATCCAAGCATTGGTGATCGAACTCAGCAATGGTTTTGGGGGATGATCACTAATCTTGGTCTTGGTTCTATGACTGATAGCAGATTTGACAGAGATGCCGCGAATGATATTCTTGAACGGTTTCTTGATCGAGAATATGAGCCCGATGGTAAGGGCGGATTATTCACGGTTAGAAATTGCGATTCCGATCTACGAGATGTTGAAATCTGGTATCAGATGTGCTGGTATCTCAACCATATTACTTGATATTTGAAAGGAGTCATAAATGGAACCACTCTATATTCAGCTTGCTAAAGAATGTGAAATGATCAATCGTAACTTTGCTAATGTTGGTGAGGATATTAACGCTATCGTCAAAGCACTTGCGAAGCAGCGTAGATTCAATACTAAGACTACTATCCTTCTAGTTGTGGGCGGTATTTGTATCTATGGCATTGCCGAACAGTGTAAAGAGCTGACCAAAAAAGTAAATGATTTAGAGCAAGAGGTCTACAAACTCAAATATCCCGACGTGTTCAAGGAGGATTGAGAATGTGCTTGATTTCTTGCTGATTTCAACAAGATCCAAGAAGCAAGGAGTCGTCGAGGTATATCCTAAGTTCGTGATAAAGAAAAGTAAGGACTTAATGATCCGAGGCGGCGATTTCTATGCTGTTTGGATCGAGGATCGGGGCTTGTGGTCCACAGATGAGCAGGACGCTTTATATTTGATTGACCAAGCGTTGGATGCATACGCAAATGATTATAAGCAGAAAACTTCTGATACGGTCATAACCCTTCATTTGTGGGATGCTGGCTCAGGAATGATTGACGCTTGGCATAAGTATTGTCAGAAGCAGATGCGTGATAACTTCCACATGCTTGATGAAAAATTGATATTCTTGAACACTCCTACGAATAAGAAGGATTATGCAAGTAAAAAGCTCAATTATTCTCTTGAACCTGGCAGCATTGATGCATATGAGAAGATCATTTCTACCTTATATTCTCCAGAAGAGCGCCACAAGATTGAATGGGCTATTGGGTCTATTATCGAAGGCGATTCGAAAACAATTCAGAAATTTGTAGTCTTTTACGGTTCAATGGGCACAGGTAAATCTACGATTCTGAATATTATTCAACAGTTATTTGAGGGTTACTATTCGGTCTTTGATGCTAAGGCATTGGGATCGTCTAGTAACTCTTTTGCTTTGGAGCCGTTCAAAAACAATCCTCTTGTGGCTATTCAACATGATGGTGACTTATCGAAAATCGAAGATAACACTCGTTTAAACAGTCTGGTTTCTCACGAGATGATGACCGTGAATGAGAAGTTTAAGTCTGCATATTCTAATCGATTTAAATGTTTCTTGTTCATGGGTACGAATAATCCTGTGAAGATTACTGACGGTAAATCCGGTTTGATTCGAAGACTGATTGATGTATCTCCATCTGGAAACAAGTTGAAGCCAAAAGAGTATAAGGCTGCTGTAAAGCAGGTGTCGTTTGAACTTGGAGCTATAGCAAGCCATTGCCATGAGGTATATTTAGACGATCCTGGAGCATACGATGACTATATTCCGGTTGCAATGCTGGGAGCATCAAACGACTTCTACAACTTTATTGTCGATAACTATCATATTTTCAAGAAAGACGATGGAACGACACTGAAAGCTGCTTGGGAGATGTATAAAGTATATTGTGATGAGGCGAAGGTTCCTTTCTCGTTGAGTAAGATGAAATTCAAGGAGGAATTGAAGAACTATTTCTGGGACTTCAAAGAACGATTCGTAGCAGAAGATGGATCTCGTGTACGTAGCTACTACACAGGATTCAGAACTGATAAATTTGAAAACGAAATTGAAGATCCAAAAATTCCCAGGGAGGAAAAACCGTGGATTCAATTCAATTCGACGGAATCTATGTTTGACAAAGAATGCGCGGATTGCTTTGCACAGTATGCTTCGTCAAAAGAGACTCCGAGTAAAAAATGGGATGACGTAACTTCTACTCTGAAAGATTTGGATACAACAAAGCTTCATTATGTGAAAGTTCCGGAGAATCATATAGTGATCGACTTTGATATTCCAGATGAGAAAGGAGAGAAGTCGCTTGAGAGAAACCTTGCTGCTGCTTCTTCTTGGCCCACTACTTATGCGGAACTTTCTAAAAGTGGTGCGGGTATCCACCTACATTATGTTTACACTGGCGATGTTACTCGCCTTAGTCGGGTGTATGATGATCATATTGAAATAAAAGTATTTAACGGAAAAAGCTCGCTGAGGCGCAAATTAACCAAATGCAATGATATTCCGATCGCGACTATTAACTCCGGGTTGCCGTTGAAGGAGGATGCAAAATTGATTAATAAAGATGTAGTTCAGACTGAAAAAGGTCTTCGAACTACTATTAAGAAATGCCTAAACAAAGAGGTTCATCCGAACACGAGATGTAATGTCGATTTCATCAATGATATTTTGACTAAAGCCTATGATAGTGGAATTTCATATGACGTGTCTGATATGAAAAATGCTGTAATTGCTTTTGCAGCACAAAGCACCAATCAATCGGACTATTGCATCAAGCTCGTCAATAGGATGAAATTCAAGTCAGACGAACCTTCAGTTAATAAAGAAGATGAGTCAGCAGACCTGGTCTTTTACGATGTAGAGGTCTTCCCGAACTTATTCCTTGTGAACTGGAAAATTGCTGGCGAAGGAAAACCGGTAGTCCGAATGATCAATCCTAAGCCGAGTGAGATTGAGGATTTACTAAGATTCAAACTTGTTGGCTTTAACTGTCGTCGTTACGACAATCACATGCTTTATGCCAGAATGATTGGCTATACAACCGAGCAGTTGTATGAATTGTCTCAAAAGATCATTAACACCAAGAAAGGTACTAAAGGCGTATTCTTCGGTGAAGCCTATAACCTCTCGTACACTGATATTTACGACTTCGCTTCTGCCGGTAACAAAAAGAGCTTGAAGAAACTCGAGATCGAGATGGGTATCCATCATCAGGAGCTCGGACTTCCTTGGGATCAGCCGGTACCGGAAGAAAGATGGATTGAGGTTGCTGAATATTGCGATAATGACGTTATCGCGACCGAGGCAGCATTCAACTATCTGAAAGCGGATTGGACTGCTCGAGAAATTCTGGCTGACTTGGCTGGCATGACGGTTAATGATACGACTAACAGTCTCACAACCAAGATTATATTTGGTAACAACAAGAAACCCCAAGGATCTTTCTGTTATCGAGATATGTCGAAACCGGTCACGGCACTCGATCCGGAAGTCGAAGCATTCTTGAACATGGCTTGCCCCGAAATGATGCAGGCTGCTACTGATGAATCTTATCTCCCATATTTTCCTGGGTACAAATTCGAGGGTGGCAAGTCTACTTACCGTGAAGAAGAAGTCGGTGAGGGTGGCTATGTATATTCTGAACCTGGCATATATTTCGATGTAGCGCTGCTTGATATTGCTTCCATGCATCCTCATAGTCTTATTGCCGAGTGTTTGTTGGGTGTCCAATTCACTAAAGCATTCCGTGATATTGTTGAGGGTCGAGTGAGTATCAAGCATGAAGCTTGGGATGAAGTTAGCCATATGCTGGATGGTAAACTCGTTCCTTATATTCAGAAAGTAAAAGATGGAGAACTAACTTCAAAACAGCTTGCTGATGCACTTAAGACGGCCATTAACTCGGTTTATGGTTTAACATCTGCCAGTTTCGACAATCCGTTCCATGATCCTCGTAATAAGGATAACATCGTAGCTAAGCGTGGCGCTCTATTCATGATCGACTTGAAGCATGAGGTTCAGAAACGAGGATTCACTGTTGCCCATATCAAGACAGACTCAATCAAGATCCCGAATGCTACTCCGGAGATTATTGAGTTTGTTATGGATTTTGGCAAGCGTTATGGCTACACATTCGAGCATGAGGCTACTTATGAGCGTATGTGTCTCGTGAATGATGCTGTTTATATTGCTAAGTATAAAGACGGTAAACATGCTGGAGAATGGACTGCTACTGGTAAGCAATTCGCCGTTCCTTATTTATTCAAGACCCTGTTTAGCAAGGAACCTATTGAATTTGACGACGTATGTGAGACTTTCTCGGTTAGCTCTGCTTTATATTTGGACATGAATGAACATCTACCCGAAGGCGAGCATAACTACCAATTCATCGGAAAGGTTGGTCAATTCTGTCCGATTAAACCTGGCTGCGGTGGCGGTGAACTTGTTCGGGAGGGTGTCGATAAGGATGGTAACACCAAATACGATTCTGCTTCTGGTGCCAAAGGTTATCGTTGGCTTGAATCTGAGATGGTTCGAGTTCTTGGTAAAGAGGAAGATATTGATCGTTCGTTCTATGGAAAACTCGTAGATGACGCTGTTGAATCTATTTCTCAGTACGGAGATTTCGAACAGTTTGTCGGAGATGATATTTCTAATGAGGAACCTCCGTGGAATAATCCAGACGAGCCTTGGAACGAAACAACCGCATTCGATGTGCGATAATTCGCTAATTTTGCATGTCATATTATGAAAGGAGTGATTCTAAATGAAAATCACTGATGGTATCAAACTCGGTTTTGGTCTTGCAATTGGTAAGACTCTGTATGACATCGCATTTGCTGCCGGTGGAACAGTATTGTTCCAGGTGGCTAGCAATGACGATAAGTTCGTAGAATGGTGTGAAACCAATGCGCCCAAAACCTACGCGAACCTCATGAAATTCAAAGGCGAAAAACACACCGACTGAAAAAGCCCAAAGGGCCCTGTAACAGGGGCTCTTTGCTTTTATATTTTACTATTTTAAAGGAGATTCTACCAATGGAAGAAAAGAAGAATGTGAAATGCGTTTGCAAGAAATGCGGCAAAGAATTTACTGCGCCTAAAGCTTATGAGCTTTGCTACGATTGCAGTAACGAAGTAATCGAAACTCGTAAGTGTCGTCAGTGCGGTAAGGAATTTAAAATCAAGCTTGGCGAATCCGTTTTTTATGAAAAGACGGGTCTTAAACTTCCTAATCGTTGTCCCGAGTGCCGCAAAGAACATAAAGTACGTCCTAAGAAAATTAATTAAAAATATTTAAGAAAAAAGGAGAATTATATTATGAACATTACATATGCACCTCGCGGTATCCTTCAGATCGATGATGCTCGTATCATTTACCGTAACTTTGCAGGCGTTGGTAGTAAGTTTAATCGTGATGGCGATCGCAACTTCGCAGTTATTATTCCTAATCAGGAGATCGCTGACGAGTTGATTGAAGCTGGCTGGAACATTAAGATCAAGCCTCCCCGAGATGATCAGGACATGCCGTTCATGTATCTGCCGGTTAAGATCAAATTCAATGACCGCGGTCCTAATGTATATTTGGTTACTGGTGACCGTCGTAATCCTCTGAATGAGGAGACTATTAGCTGTATCGACGACATTGATATTTCCAGTGTCAATCTGGACATTCGTCCTTATGATTGGGGTCCGGTTAATGGTAAGTATGGTCGCACCGCATATCTGCAGGCGATGGAAGTCATTCAGGAGATCGATCGCTTTGCAGCTCGTTATGCTGAGGAAGAACATCCTGAGGAATAAATCGCGAACTGAAAAACTAACTTAAAAGGGTAAGACCTGGTGGAAACGCTGGGTCTTATTCTTTTATATTTGGGCCATTAGCTTAAGGGTAAAGCTGGCAGCTCATAACTGCTTGAGTGCGGGTTCGAATCCTGCATGGCCCACCATTTATATTTTATAGAAAGGATGCGACTAATCATGAGAAAGCGAGGACTTTTAGGTCTTATCTTGGACTTCATTTTAGTGTTCGCTACTGGTGGATTGTGGTTGATCTGGATCTTGATTCGATTTTTAAGAAATAGTTGAGGAGTGATATTTATGGCACGAATTATGTTCACTAATCAGAAATGCCCTATTTGTGGGAGGCGAAGTTCATTATCCAGTCGGTTATAATCCAAAGACGGCTAAAGATCATGGAAATGTCGAATGGATTGTAACTAAAAGAGGTTTAAAACAATTCTTTCATACTAATTGCTATTGGGCTTTAATTGAAGCACAAAAGATCGAAACCGAGATGAATTCTCATGACTAAGTATGCAATATTTGTTCGTTTCGATGAGTCGGAGTCAGGGGATATTTGTGACTATGCTGATGATTTGGAAGAAGCACGCTATCTGCTTAACGAGTATTATGCAGCTTATCATGGCTATTGTGAATTCAAAGTGTTACCGATATCTGAAAAGGAGTCTGGTTAAAATGTTAGCACAAGCTTATCACGACTTACAGGAAAAACAACGACAAGAGATTAATGACTTCCCTATTGCTTATGCATTCAGTAATGAACAATTAAAAGAAGCCCTTGTGAAGCTGAGGCAATGTTGAATTATCCGATTGCTGCACTGTAATGAATCATGGTGATATTATGCTGAAAAAAGACGCTAAACGTTTCATTGAAATGTTGAGACGTCATAATCAAGAAGTTCATGACTTACTCATGAGCAGCGATGATATTGCCTATGAAACATTCGTGTACGAAATGGATAATCATGAATACGCCATCAACTGGGATGGTGATTATGATGTATTGTGCTCTTTAGGATTAGATGCAAAAGACTTGGAAGACATGGGACTGCAATGTATCTACCAAAAAGCAAGACATGAACATCTGCGTAAAGCTCATGAAGAATGGGAGATTATTTGATATGAAAACTGCAAACTGGTATCGACATCGATTGGCTAAATACACTGAGGATCATTATGGTAGATATTCGGATGAAATTGAGTTCTTTCCAGATCCGGATATTAATCAATGGAAATTCAAAATTCCATCTCTCAATCTCGTAGTGGTGTTGGTTTGTCTGGATAGCGGAAATATTAATGAATTTTCATTGTTTTAACGCGACCTAAACAAGCCCCTTTATGAAAGGAGTGGTTTGAATGACCGGTAAACAAGTTTATATTTATGGAATTGGTGGAGCTGATAAGCAGTATAAAGTTTTAGCTTATTGTTTTGTCATGGACGAGGAGGTGACAATTAGAAATATTTTATACCAAGCAGCCATGCTTAAGGCTAGAAACCCGAGCGTGGAGAAGGTATATGCTATTGATAATTATCGCGGTTTGCGTCGTGACTTCAACGATAGCATAAGAAAAAATACCATCGAAAGCTGTGCCATTTTCAAGAACATTCTTGAATCCCAAGGTATTAAAATCCTCTAAAAAGGTTTAGGAGATCTGAAACATGGTCTCCTATTCTTTTATATTTGTAAATTGGTAAAAATTGAAAGGAGTCGATCATGACTTGGAAAGAATTTTCAGATCCTAACCGAATTGATCAGCAAGCATCACAAAAACTCGTCGGCAATATTACTGATGGATATTCATTCGTCGATCCCATTAAGTATGCTGCACAACTTAAAACAGAAAGGAAGACAAATATGGGTTTTGCAAACGGTGACCGTGTAATGGTCGGCTATAACTCTGACGAATACAATGGTAAATTTCGTAGGACTTTTGGAGAGGTTAAATTCGGTTACGCAAAGGAATCCAAAATAGCCGTGGAAATTGATTACATTACAAACAAAGGGAGTAGATATGGATATTTCTATTTCGCTCCCGAGCATCTGATCAAGGTACCCAACGATAAGAAACAGAATTTGGAGGATTATACTATGAATTCGCACGAAGATATTAACACCGCAATGTACAGAGCTTGCATTAACGCTACGTATGGTATCCCCAAGGTTCCTGGCATTAAAAACGTCATCTTCAACGCTCCTGCTACCATTGTCTTCTGGGCTGATGGCACTAAGACCATTGTAAAATGTGGTCCGAATGATATTTATGATCCTGAGAAGGGTTTGGCTATGGCAATCGCTAAGAAGCATTTTGGCAACGATAATTGCTTCCACAAGATCTTTAAGCAGTGGCTACCTAAGGAGGAAGAGAAATGAAAAAAGATGATATTTTGGTGGTTAAATGCAATGTTTTTCTGAAACAAGATAAATATAAGGATCTCTACCAAAGCATTCTTGAGCAAAAAATAAACGGTGTGGTTATTCTTCCAGCATATTGTGATGCCGTCATTGTTCCAAAAGATACTGAAATTAAGGTTGAACCTGACTCTGACCAGCCTAACCATACATGTATAAATTGTAAATACGGTGATAATATAGCTTCTGATGATCCTTGTTACAGATGTATGGAAAAGAGTCTCTGGGAGCCTAAGGATGATCTTAAATGAATAAGGAAATATGGAAGGATATCGAGGGCTTTCCTAATTATGAAGTAAGTAATCATGGACAAATTAGAAACAAAACAACTAACCATATTTTATCCCCGATCCCGGACAAAGACGGATACTTAAGAGTACATTTAAATACTGATAAAACTGTAAAAAGAGTTCATCGATTAGTGGCCGAAGCGTTTATTCTAAACCCGAACAATAAGTCCCAAGTTAATCATATAGACGGTGACAAAACTAACAATGATGAAACTAATCTCGAATGGGTTACTGTTGGAGAAAACAACATTCATGCATTAAAAACAGGATTACGAAATATTTCTAGACCAGTCCGAATAGTAGAAACAGGAGAAATTTTTAGCAGTATACGAGAGTGTGCTTCCGCAATAAATGCTAAAGAACAAAATGTCCAAGCAGTTGCTTCTGAAATGAAAAATCGTAAAACAGTAAATGGTCTACATATTGAATATATGGAAAAACCTAAACGTACTCCATTCTTATACGATTATCAAATGGAAGCTGTGCAAAAACTCCATAACGGATGCATTCTTTGTGGTTCTGTGGGATCTGGCAAATCAAGAACAGGACTTTTCTATTATTTCAAAGAAAACGGTGGTTGGATTGATGAAAACGGTTATATTCCAATGAAGAACCCTCAAGACTTAATTATCATTACAACTGCAAAAAAGAGAGATTCGCTCGAATGGGAAGGAGAGTTAGCTAATTTTCTAATTTCAAAAAATCCAGAAGTAAGTTATTACAAAAACAAAGTGATAATCGATAGCTGGAATAATATCAAAAAGTACAAAGATGTAACTGGAGCATTCTTTTTGCTGGATGAACAACGATTAGTCGGTAGCGGTTCATGGGTTAAGACTTTTCTTAAGATTGCTAAATCAAATCAATGGATATTATTAAGTGCAACTCCTGGGGATTCGTACATGGACTATTTGCCGGTATTTTTGGCAAACGGTTTCTTCAGAAACAAAACCGAATTCACAAGAGAGCATGTTGTATATTCCAGATACACAAAGTATCCAAAGATCGATCACTATGTAGGTACACAATTTCTCAATCGATTACGAGACAAAGTTCTTGTAAAAATGAACTATCAGCATAAGATTAATACTCATCATGAGGACATCTATTGCCGGTATGATATTTCAGCTTACAAAGACGCTATTCGTAACCGTTGGGACCCATATAAAAACGAACCAATTCAACAAGCATCGGGGCTTTGCTATGTTCTAAGAAGAATAGTCAATTCGGATGAATCAAGACAGATACAGTTACTCGAAATTCTTGAGGACTACGATCGAGCAATTATATTCTATTCGTTTGACTATGAATTAGATATTCTTAGAAATCTTGGTTACGGCGAAGATGTTGAAGTTGCTGAATACAATGGGCACAAGCATCAGCCTGTTCCAGAAGGTAAGAAGTGGATATATTTATGTAACTATACATCAGCATGCGAAGGTTGGGAGAACACACGAACCAACTGTATTATATTTTACAGCCAAAGCTACTCATATAAAGTCATGACTCAAGCTGCTGGACGGATCGATCGACTGAACACTCCATACGCTGATTTATATTACTACCATCTCAAAAGCCGTTCTGGAATCGACCTAGCCATCTCTAAAGCTCTTAGAGAGAAGAAGCAATTTAATGAAGTTCGTTGGGTTAACGGACATTGATATTTAAGGAGAAAACTTATGAAAAAACTCACAGCGATTCTTCTTGCAATCGGAATGACATTTATCATGACCGGATGCAACAAACAAATCATCGACACTACATACAAATACACTTATGTCTATGTGGAACTTCCTAACGGCGAATGTGTTGAAGGTAAGATTTCATCTTGGAAGGATTATGATGACGGAGATCAGATCCAAGTTGTAATCGATGGTGTCACATATTTCACTGATACGACTCGTGTAGTTCTGACGACTAAGTAAAGGAGAAAAACCATGGGTAACCCTTGTAAGGAATTCTTTCCATATTGTGTTTGTAATAAATGTCAGCATAAAGTAGAAAATCCAAAATGCTGCATTGATCATCATAAAAATTGTTATCAAGATCAACAATACCCTGGACGAAAGTATTCATGCAAACAATTCGTCAGGATTAAACGCTAACGGAGGCTTTTATGTGTCCATTTTGTAAAGTGCCACTAACTAAACTCCATGGAATTTATATTTGTCCATTGTGCGGAATGCAGTTTATTGACGAGGAGGATGTCTGATGGAAGAGCAATTCAAAGAAGTATATTTCGATCAGTACTGTAAAACTTGCAAGCACGAAAAGGTAGCAGAAGAAAAAGATCCTTGTCACGAGTGTTTGAGTGAGCCTACTAATTTATATTCTCACACACCTGTCAATTGGGAGGAAAAGGAATGAACTTCGAAGATTTTAAGATTCAGACTTTTGAGGAGAATCCAGAAGTAAAAGAAGAGTATGACCAGCATGACTATACCAAACTGTCAACAGGTCTTGAAGCAACTTTCGCTACATTTGTTAAAGTTTCAAAAGATGTTATGATGACCATTCTTGGGATTAAAGATTCAGTCCTTGATATTTGTCCGAATAAACGAGTGGTTCATTTAGCTAAGCATGGCAGTAAAGAGACTCGTAAGAAGAATTTCCATAGAGCTATTAAAATTCTGGAGGAACGGTAATGAGACGCTTTGAATTGATCATTGAAGATGACGGTGTTGGGAACCAAAATATTAAAGCTACCAACGATGGCTTTTATACCATAGAACTAATCGGGTCGCTGGAAATCGAACTGCACAGTCTTAAAGAGCAGGCTTATAATAAGACAAATTTCGATAGAACTTGTATTATGCCCGACGGTAAAATTATGAAAATCGAGGATAAAAAGGAGTAAAACAATGAGTACACTGCATGATATTGCAATCAAACTAGAACGACGGCTTTGCGAAGTTAACGGCGAACTTGGATATTTTCATTGCTGGGAACAGTATTCCAAAGTAGTGCCTTCGTTTAAATCATCGCCAGACGGACAAGAAAGTAATGTGTTTGGAATCGTGGAGTTTAAGGATCGCGTTGCCCGTATTCTCCCTTGGGAAATCAAATTTATTGATGAGGAAAATTATACCCTTGGAATGATGCAGAAAGACTGGGATAAACGAAAATCCAAACATTGGATCGATAATGCCGATTCTTATATTTGCCCGATCTGTGGCGAAGAGGTGCGAAGTCCAAGCGCTTACCCTGGATGCAAATGTCCGAAATGTGGATTCCAGGATGAAAAAGATAAGGAGTAAACTATGAAAATCGAAAACTGGTGCGGTTATGATATTCGTTTTGTTGAGATCAATGGTGAATGGTGGGCTATTCTGAAGGATATTTGCGATGCATTGAATCTAAAGACATTTAAGATTGCCCAACGACTTAATCCCGACATGCTCACCAGAGTTACAGTTGAAGTATCTGATATACCTTCAAAGTATAACAGATCACGAGGCGATAATATTACTCGATCTATGCTCGCAGTTAATGAGCTTGGCATATACGAGGCGCTCTTTGCTAGTAGGAAGCTTGAGGCTCGTAAATTCCGTATGTGGGCCGGCACTGTCATGCAGAAACTTCGTAAGAATGTTGGTCTCGAACAATATGAAGTCATGCGTATGACCGAACCGGAGATTCAGGATGAGATTGATGATATTCTTGATACCTTGTTCTATGACGAAGAGACTGGTAAGCTCATGCAGTCGGTTACAGTTCAGGGTGGAGATGTTGAACAGGTGCCGTTTGAGGAGTGATATTTTGAAACGCGATAATTGTCCTATTTGCGATTACCCATTCGAGTACTGTCAGTGCTTATTTGCTGGAAATGCTCATCCGGATAGAGAAAAACGTAAGCAAGTGGTTAAAGATCATTTATATTTACTATCCAATGCCCAGATACGTCATCTCGCAAAACTCGAATCTTGGTGGGCCACTTCTTACGATGACTATGAAAAGAACGTTATTTTAGAAGAACTTAAGGAGAAAAAGCAATGATTAAAATTGAAAACACCGAAGTTATGGGCTGGGAAGCTGCTATTAGAGGCATGCGTAATCCGATGAACTCTTGGGAGAAGAGTGATAGTAACTATAGACCAATTCTTGCTAGCAGATGTGATACATGTACGTCTTATCTACTCGATAATTGGGACGACTGTGACAATTGCGAGGTGCATAAGCTGTGCAATTCGCCAAATTATTTTCTGGTTGGTCCGAATGACCTCGATCTCATGACTCGTCTTAGTAAAGCCGGTACAGATCATCGTAAGTTCATGCGGATGATTACCGTATATCTTGATATTACGGCTCCGCTGTACTGGTGGAAGGAGTTCGATACCTACAAGGTTGGTACTGTTGCTAATTCCTGTTCTACGATGCACAAGATTGCGGATAAGGAATTCACGCTGGAGGATTTTAGTCACGAACATCTGTACGCCCCTCTTCAAGACCTAAGACCAATGATAGATTTGCTCAACATGTATCGGGAGCGGTACCTCGAAACTAAAGATAAAAACGATTGGTGGCAGATGATCCAGCTCTTGCCGAGTTCTTACAACCAGCGACGTACTGTAATGCTGAACTACGAGGTTCTGGCGAATATCTACAAATCTCGTAAAGGGCATAAACTTGACGAATGGAATAGCTTCTGCGCCTGGATTGAGAGCCTGCCTTATGCTGAGCTGATCACGGGTAAAGAGAAATGATATTTTCCTGTAATCGGTTCGCTCTTTTTCCACGTATGTGTTCCGAATGCAAACGTTATATTTGGATGGAACCTTATAGAAGATCAGACGTTTGGCATGGAGGTTTTGTCGATAGACATTTTAAGGGGGATTACAAGAAAGAAAACATTTGTAAGAAATGTCTACCTAAATTCTTACCAAAAACTGAGCAAGACACAACCGCGATATAAACAGATCCTTTAGTGAAAGGAGTTGATTTAACATGACTATTAGAGATTGGCTGAAGAAACCGGTAAGGACACACACCTATGGAATCCAAGAGAATCGACCGAGATTGTACTGTAATGATGGATATTCCATTTCGGTACAAGCCAGCGCCTTTCATTACTGTAAACCGAGACTTAATGGGATACAGGACTATGAAAGCGTTGAGCTTGGTTTTCCGAGTACGGAAGATGAACTCATTAACGAGTATGCCGAGGATGATTCGGATTACACGAAAACCGTTTATGGTTATGTGCCTATCGAAATTATCGAAGAGCTTATCAACAAGCATGGAGGAATAAAAGCTTAATAAAGCAATGAAGTAAGAGGTCACGAAATTGGCCTTTTACTTTTTCTTTTTGTCTAATTCTGAGTTAATTACTGGAAAGGAGAAAAAAGCAGATGTCTGAAGAAGTAAAAGAAACCTTATGTACTCGTTGCGCTCATCGGGAAGTATGAAACTCTTTCTGCCAACGAAACACTTTTCCTAGTTATTGCTAGGGGTCACGCGAGAATTACATATCGTATTATGAGAGAAAAGAGAATCATGTATTGGTGATGACCTTTGCCCGGTGTGTAAGGGGAATTGTACATTATTACAACAATGCAGTAGAACTCGCACTTTTCTCTTTTATTTTTTTTTGTTTGCGTGACTAACGGGAAACTAATCCATTGGAATCCCGTGGGAAACATTTCAAAAATATGTTCGCGTAATCTACATGTCCTTTAATGAAAGGAGTGTGATATTTTATGACGATTGTTCAACTAGATAAAAGTTTAGAAACAATAAAATCACTGGATATGAATGAGTATAATAAAATATATTTCTTAGCTTTAGTAGAAACTAAAACAAGAAGTGGTTCGGATAATTATGTGTTCAGATCCAAGCGATTAGATTGTTTGAAATTCTATGATCTTAAGTTATATTTGGATGATCCGGGATACATTCTGGTAAAAATTGAAAAATGATTAAATTAAGAGTAAGGACTCAGAGTAAAATCTGGGTCTTTTCTCTTTTATATTTTTGAAATGAACCTGTAGAGGCTATCCCCTATGTCTTCAGGGCGGGGGAGTAGGGCTACTATTGATACGTAGCTGGGTTTTAGGAAACGAAGCCCATGAAAACCGAAATGGTGTCCTATTGTTTATATTATTGTGTGTGAAAAAATATGGTGGATTTATATTTTATAGGAAGGTGGTTATAAGATGAATGAGTTATATCATCACGGAGTTAAAGGAATGAAGTGAGGTATTCGTAAAAATGAGAAAAAGTCGTCTCAAAAGAGTAAACGTCATTTAGGAATAAACGAAAAAGGAAACATATCTTTTGTCAACGATAAAACTACAAATAAAGCTAAGACTAAATTTGCAGCAAAAATCTTTATGTTTACTTCAGGAATAGCACTATCTGTTTACATTTCTAAACATCCAAATCTTATATATAAAGGTATGAATTTTATAGATAAAGCGTCAAATAAATCAGTTGATTCGTTAGAATCTTATAAAGTATTTTCCGAAAGTTTAGGCAGATATCTAACAGAAGAAGAACTGATTACTAAAGGTCTCTTGTAAAAAGTAACACATATGTTACAGAGCAGATACCAGAAAACGCTGGTGCGATGATATTCATAGAAAGGACTGATAAAAATGAAAGTATCTGAAATCTTCGAGACCATTAGTGATATTGAACGATTGCGCGGTGTTCTTGCTACGGATGGTTATCACCCGACAAATGATGAGATATCTGAGATTCGTGGTCTATTGTGGGGTTATCGGAATGAACTTCTTAAGAAGGAAGTTAAATGAAAGAGGAATAAAAAAATGTTAGCTGTTGCTTTCGCAATCCTATATCTCGCCAATGCACCATTACCCACATACATAGCAATCGCACTTGCGTGGTATGTCAGTAGTTCATTTAACATTCGTATTGACAAATGATATTTGAGGATAAGGAGTCTAATTATGAACGAACAGAAATTCATTGAGGAAATGGTTCTAAATATGAATGGACAGAAATTCACTGAGGAAACGCTTCATACGATGCTTTATTTTTTTGAAAATCGTAAGAACAAAGAAATTAGCGATCTTGCAGACGAATATTTCGAACATGACATGAGACTGGATGATTTTATTCTTAAGGCACAAGCAATTGTCGATAAGCTTGAGTATGTAGAGACTATCGTCAAAAAGATATACCATGGACTGAATCCGAGCGACAGACTTTATATTTCTTGTCCTAAGTGCGGTGCGTTTATGACTTATGATGGCGAACTCGAAGAATGTTTTTGCTCAGTTTGCGATTTTCATGCAAGGGTAGACACGCGACTTGGTATTGTACGTATAGACGAAAAGGAGTGAATGAAATATTTTATGCCCTAAATGCCAAAAAGCTGAAATGAATTATTATAAAATTCCGTATGATGGATGGATTTATATTTACAGGTCTTGTCCAGCATGCGGGTTTTATATTAGTAAAGGAGTTCGTAATTTATGAAAATTAAAAGGTGGCGTGTCAAATGGATGTAGCCGATGCAAACTCTCTGTACGCATTGAAAGTAATTGCATTGATATTCATTGGATGTCCTGCTCTTATGCTCACCGGTGCTTTTCTGCTATGGCCCGAGATTTGGGTAGCATCGCATATTTATAGTGAGATCAATAAGCGATTGCGAAAAGTTATTCGATGTAAGGACTGTCGGTATCGTAACGAAGAAGGCTGTCCGTTGAAAGGTAATTGTACAGACTATGATTTCTGCTCAAAAGGAGAAGAAATTCCTTTAAAGCAATATGGTACGGCTTACGAAAACGAGGAGGACAACGCATGACTAATCCGTGCGATAAATGCAAGCACACTGACGTTTGTAAATACAAAGAAGAACTTAATAATTGTTTGAACGACATTGACAAAATTGCACACGGCGATTTCATAACAATTAAAGTCGAATGCATTTATAGAGATAATATTTTCACTGCGAAAAGAGGTATGTAAACGATGGTTATACCGGTTATTCTTATCTGTTTTGCTGCAGGGTTCATTTGGTTACTAACATTGGGATCGGTCGGTAGTAATCTTGATAGACACAAATCTGATGCTATATGGCCATGCGTTGCGATGCTTTTCTGCTCTGCTTTAGTCTGTCTGACTCTGATTAAATTTAGTTTCAGTTTTTTACTATAAATAAAAGAGGTATAAATTATGAATTTCTTCGCAATTGTCTCCGCTTTCATCATTGGCGGTACTGTTGGGTATTTTTACTGCGGACTCACGACTGGCGCCAAGAATGAGAATCTTGATCAAGAAACTACTAGTGAGGATATTAATATTATTGCGCGTTGCGATAAACGAATCAAAGAATATGAAAAGACAGTTGAAAAGTACAAACGGATTATCGAAAACGACAATAAAAACATTCAGTATCTTCGTACATTGTTTATGAAAGCTTGCAAAATGGGCAACATTGATCCATTGACGGTTGATATTTGTGAAGAGACGGATAAAGCCGATAAGGAGGCAACTAAATGAGTCCGATTCAAGGAAACAAGAACGAACGCGGAAGAAACTCATCCGGATATTCTGATCCGACTATGACAGAGGCGGTCGATAAGGCCACTAAAGACCGTAAGCGAATGGAGAAGCTTGTGAAGACCATCTATTATATTTGTGAGATGGCAGGTTTCGAAGTTGGCGAACGGATTGTATTAGTTGATAAAACCACAGGAAAGATTTGGAGGTAATATATTATGAATATGTTCGATTATCAGTATGCAGCAGCTCGTAGCATCAATTATGATCTGACCGATGCAGAGAAAGGTAAACACGCACTTCACGGTATGGTTGCAGAAATTGGTGAACTCCACTCGATTTATCAGAAGCGTTACCAGGGTCATCCGTTCAACGAAGAACATGCTAAAAAGGAGCTGGGCGACCTGATGTGGTTCATTGCCGAGTATTGCACTGCTCACAACTGGGACCTTAATGATATTTGCCAAATGAATATTGACAAGCTCAAAGCTCGCTATCCCGATGGTTTCGAGGTTGATAAGAGTCTGCATCGTGCTGAGGGTGATATTTGATGAAAGCTCATGTTGGAAAAAATGGCATAGCACCGTGGGTTTTGGATGAAGCTGTAGCAGAAGCTATGAAACAAATTGATATTCAGTCTAATGAAATTAGTGCTCGTTGCTACAATGAGATGACGATTGCGATGGATCAGGCTGGATTTTCCAAAGATGATATTTGCAAAGTACATAAAGTGTTGAACGATGTAATCTTGCCTAAGATCAAGTCTGTCCGTGATGATGGGTATGCTAAGAACAAAGATGACAACTCACAGGAGATCTCCGACAGTGATATTTGGATGCAGATGTATTGTGAGAGTCATGATTTGCCTTATTTGGAGTGCGAATGATAATCGCTAAATAAACATGTGCTGTTATGGACTGAAAGGTTACTATATTTTGGAGGTACATATTTATGAAAAAGGTAAAGGCATTTATCAATGAGCACGAGGACGAGATTAAAACCGTGGCTAAGGTATCTATTTGCTTGATCGTAGGTGGAACTATTGGATATTTCATTGGATACAAAAACAGTCCGGGAAATCGTTATTGGATTCCTGATAGCATGATGGATGTGCTGAAGGACGCCAAGCACGTATACCCAAACAGATTTACTGTTTTTAATGGATACACCAATCTAGATGGGATCAAGGTAATGGATCTTGGCGAACTCGGTAAGGAAATTGTCAAATATGGCGGTAAAGATGATACTGTCTATACCCATTTCATTGCAATTGGACCCGAATCGAAGACCTAAAGTTAAATTTAGGGGGCTTGCTAGCAACAAGTCCTCTTTATTTTTGACAAAAAATTATTACTATATATGAATTGACTCACAAAAAATTATTACTATATATGAATTGACTCACAAAAAATTATTACTATATAGTAATAAATTCGTGGCCACTTTTTGGGTTATGCCCACTTTAGTTTTGGGCTTCAACAAAATTCAAGTGGTCGTGGTCAAACTTGTGGCCAAAAAAGTGGGCTTTTGCCCGGTTTTGAAAAGTAGTTTTGGCCACAAAAAATAACGATACATCGTCGTTTTTTCTCGAAATGGCCAAAAGCCCATTTATTTTTTAATAATTCTTTAAAAATTAAAATTATTACTATATAGTAATAAATCGAGTTTTTATATATAGATAAGAAAACAAAGTGGGTTTTTGGCCACGAGTTTTAGCTTTATGGAGGTTTTTATGGCCAATTATATTTTTGAGAACATGCAATCCTATTACCCGTTTCTGAGCGAGCGAATGGTTTCATACAAGAAAGTTGGTCCGTATGAGTTGATCGTCAAGACCAATGACGGTGAGACTATTCTGTATGACGATATCAATCATTCGATTAGGAGACTGCCTCGAGATAGCAATAATATGACCGAGCAAGAGGTGAGTGTTGAGTTTAGGCAAAGACTTCGTCGATTAATGACTCGACAAGGTGTTAGTCAATTAGAGCTTTCGGAACTTACTGGCATTCCTCAGTCAACAATCAGTAATTACTTAACAGGTAAGTTTCTTCCTGGATTCTACAACATGGATAAGATCGCAAAAGCTTTGAAGTGTTCTATTGATGAGTTTAGATATACTGAGTGATATTTTTAGTCGCGTTAGAAATATATTCCTTTATGCAGAGTAAATTCTGATAACTCTTGCAAGAGTCTTGGCAAAAGCTAGGACTCTTTATTTTTCCAGTTTTGACAAAATTCGCGAAAAAAACAACGACTGTTATGAAGAGAAGATACTTTCTCTTTTAGCTTTTTCAAAAATGATATTTCACGAAAGGAGGTCCACTGAATGCTAGAAAACAAATTCCAAGCAAATCTTATCAAAGAGCTTAAGAAACTGTTTCCTGGATGTATCGTAATGAAGAATGACTCGAGTTATATTCAAGGCATTCCCGATTTGTTGATTCTCTTCCATGATAAGTGGGCTTCCCTCGAAGTCAAGAAGAACGCGAGTGCGTCAAAACGACCGAATCAAGAATACTATGTTGGGATGATGGACAAGATGTCATTTTCTCGTTTCATTTGTCCCGAGAACAAAGACAAAATCCTAAATGAACTTGCAAATAAATTCAACAGTTAAGGAGAATAGTTAGCAATGATATTTAACAATCATCGAAATCTTAACGGTCTACACGCTCCGTTCTCAGCGAGTCAATCCAGTTGGCTTCGCTATGATATTTCAAAAGCAATTGAAGTTTATCAAAACAAGAAAGCTGCAGAGATTGGAACTAAACTCCATGCCTGGGCTAAAGAAACTATAGATCTTGGTATTAAGCAGCCTCGTTCTAAGAAGACCCTTTATGCGTATGTGAATGACGCAATTGGTTTTCGAATGGCGACTGAGGTGGTGTTATATTATTCTGACAGATTCTTCGGTACTGCCGATGCTATTTCTTTCAGAGATAATTTTTTGAGAATCCACGATTTGAAAACTGGAAAAGGACCTGTACACAGAGAGCAGCTTGAAGTATATGCTGCTCTTTTTTGTTTGGAGTACAGAGTCAAACCTAGTGATATTCGTATCGAGTTGAGAATCTATCAGAACGATGACTGTGATATTTGGGAACCGTCTCCCGAAGACATCGAGTTCGTCATGAACAAGATTATTACTCTGAATAAAGAACTTGAACGACTAGATTTTGAGGAGGCTTAGTACCATGAATTCTGTTGCGGAAGAAATTAAATCATATTATGGTTCTAATTCCATGAATGATGACGAATACCTTGAACATTATGGCATGCCTCGCCGTAGTGGTCGATATCCTTGGGGTTCTGGCGAAAATCCGTATCAGCACGGTAATGATTTTCTAAGCCGAATCGAAAAACTAAAAAGTAAAGGCTGGACCGAGACACCTGAAAACATCAAGAACGAGTTTGGTCTGACTACTACTCAATATCGAGCTCAGAAAGCATTGGCTAAAGATGAACGTCGAGGCTATGACGTGGCGAGAGCTAAATCGTTGGAAAGTGACGGTTTGGGTCCTACTGCCATTGCCAAAAAGATGTCTGAAGAACAAGGCAAAAACATCAACGAATCTACTATTCGTTCTTGGCTTAATGAAGAGTCCGAAGCTCGTATGAATCAGGCTAAACAGACTGCTGAATTTATCAAGAAACAAATCGATGAAAAAGGCATGATCGATGTTGGTGTTGGTGTTGAACGAGAACTTGGTATATCCAAAGAAAAACTTAATCAAGCACTGGCAATTCTCGAAGCTGAAGGCTATGAGCTTTATGGCGGTCGTGTTCCGCAGGTTACTAATCCTAATCAAATGACCACTCTTAAAGTCATTTGTCCTCCTGGTACCGAACATAAAGATATTTATGACTACGAAAATGTACATTCTCTGAATGAATATATTTCTCGTGACGGTGGCGAAACTTACGAAAAGAAGTTCCACTATCCTGAAAGCATGGATGCTAGTCGTCTTATGATTCGGTATAAAGAAGATGGCGGTATCGATAAAGATGGTGTTATTGAACTTCGTCGAGGCGTTCCTGATTTGTCTCTTGGTGAATCTCGTATCTCTCAGGTTCGAATCCTCGTTGATGGTGACAGATATTTGAAGGGCATGGCTGTTTATTCGGATAATATGCCTGACGGTGTCGATGTTATATTTAACACCAATAAGTCCAAAGACGTTGCTATGCGAGATGTCCTTAAAAAGATTAAGGATGATCCGGACAATCCCTTTGGTTCCGCTATCAAGGATGTGGAAAAGGGCGGTCAGTATTGGTATGATCCTAAAACTGGCAAGCAAGTATCGGCATCAACTCCTGGTGCTAAGTTGGGTCTGATCAATACACGAGCTGATGAGGGCGATTGGTCTAAATGGAAAGATGCACTTCCTGCTCAGTTCTTGTCTAAGCAGTCGTTGCATTTGGCTAAACAGCAGCTGAACATTGCCGCTTCTGATAAAGAGGCTGAGTTTGCAGAACTAAGTTCACTTACTAATCCTACTGTAAAGAAGTATTTACTTAATAAATTTGCAGATGAGTGTGATTCAGCAGCTGTACATCTTCAAGCAGCAGCTCTGCCTGGTCAGAAGTATCATGTTATATTACCTGTTACTTCTATGAAGGACACCGAAGTGTATGCTCCAAGGTATGAAAATGGATCTAAGCTCGCACTTATTCGATATCCTCATGGCGGCACCTTTGAGATTCCTATCTTGACTGTTAATAATAAACAGAAAGACGCCAAAGCTTTGCTTGGCACTGATATTTCGGATGCTATCGCTATCAATAGTAAGGTTGCTGAGCGTCTGTCTGGTGCCGACTTTGATGGCGATACCGTTATGTGTATTCCTACTCATGACAAAGCTGGCAAGGTCAAGATTACATCTACAAATCCGCTTAAGGGTCTCGAAGGATTTGATCCCAAGACTTCTTATGGCGCTACGAAGACTGTCAAAGATTCCGATGGCACTGAACATTATCTTCGTAACGGTAAAGAATATAAGATTATGAAGAATACTCAGACTGAAATGGGTAAGATCTCTAATCTTATCACCGATATGACACTGAAAGGTGCTAATGATGACGAGTTAGCTAGAGCGGTTCGTCATAGCATGGTTGTCATCGATGCCGAGAAACATAAGCTTGACTATAAGCAGAGCGAGATCGACAATAACATCTCCGCTCTTAAGAAGGAGTACCAGAATGGCGGCGGTGCATCCACCTTGATCTCTAGAAGTAAAGGCGAAATCCCGGTTCTTAAACGACAGGGTAGCCCTATAGTCAATACCAAGACCAAGAACGGAAAACCTAACCCCGACTATGATTCTAGTAAGCCTGAAGGGTCTCTCATATGGAAGACTGCCGATGATGTGAATTACCAGTATACAAAAGTAAACAAGAAAACTGGTGAAGTTACTACCATCACCAAGCAACGTACCCAGAAGAGTACTCGTATGGCGGAGACAACCGATGCGCGTACCCTTATCTCGGATGCAGATACCCCCATGGAACGGGCCTATGCGGACTATGCTAACCATATGAAGAACCTGGCCAATAAGGCCCGCATTGAGGTATCCACTACCGGTAAGATAGCATACTCCTCTAAGGCTAAAGCTACCTATCAGACCGAGGTAAAGAGTCTCAATGATAAGCTGAATAATGCCTTACTTAATGCTCCACGAGAGCGACAGGCTACCCTTAAGGCTAATGCAGAGGTACAGCGTAAGGTTGATGCTGCTAAGGCCGCTATCAAAAAAGAGAATCCCGAGGCTACTAATAGGGAGATTAATAAGCTCGTTCGTAAGAAGGTCGATGTTAAGAAGACCGGACAGCAGGCTCTTACTAAGTATCGTACTGAGGCTGGTTCTGTAAAACGTAATGACCGGTCTATTAAGATTACCGATAAGGAATGGGAAGCTATTCAGGCTGGTGCTATTAGTGAGAATGTACTTAAGAAGATCCTTGCTAACTCTGATGTGGATAGTCTTAGACAAAGAGCAACGCCTCGTTCTACAACAACGCTTAGTACAGCCAAGATTAATAGAATCAAAGCTATGCGCGCTTCTGGTAAAACACTTAATGAAATCGCAAATGCACTTAATGTTTCTGCATCAACAGTTGCAACTTATGTGAAAGGAGTGAATTGATCATGGAAAACGTTTGTGCATTGACCACAATTGACAATCCTTTTGATCCTTTTGATCAATTCAGTCAATGGTTTCTCTTTGATACAGAAAAAGGTTACAATTCTTGTTCTTATCTTGCTCGAATTGCACAAACTTCTGATGAAATGTCTGAACAAGAATACAATCATGAAGTTGAACGAGCAATTGACGAAATTGTCACGATTAATCCTTTAGGGATTTACAAGAAAGTAACCAAACCCCAGGTAAATTAAAAAGATGTAGAGCTAATGATGGGGGGGTCGCTAAAACTACACCCCCTCCTCACAT